CTGCGGAGGATGCCAAGAACGCGAAGAAGGACGAGGCTAAATCGCCTGTTCCGCCCGCAGCGGCCCAAGCTTCCGCTGCCGCGGCGTCCGTACATTAAAGGGGGATCACTATGGCAAGAGTACAGATAGAGCAGCCGCAGGCCCAGGCGGAAATCAAGCCCGAGATTGCCTATTACTACCCGTTCAAGGGGAAGCCCATGGTCCGGATCAAGGGGAATTTCATGAAAGGCGGGTTCAGTATCAGTCGCGCCAAGGTCAAAGCCATCCTGGAAAACCGCGAGGCCCTGGAAAAGTTCGCCGCGGGGGAATTTGACAAGGACATCCTGGAGACGCCGGAAGGGGAGGGCTGGAAGCCGTGAACGAGATTAAAATTACACGAACCGTCTTAATAGCCGATGGGACCACGAACAGTGACGGGGAGGCTATTGTCTTAGACGATCGTTGCACTATTCCCGCTACTCTGCCGGTAACTTTATGCTTTGATCTGAGTAACACCGTAGGTCAGGCCAGACTGTGGAGAGAAAATGACAAGATAATTGCGGATATTAGCCTGCAGCAAGGAATCGCAGAGAAGTTGTTAAAATCTTTAACCCCCGCCGTCAATTTCTTTATTCGCAGATCCTACAAGGACGGTGGTGTTATTAAAATAACCGACCTTGAATTATTGAGTGTTGGAATTGGCCTTGGTCCCAACGCTGATGAGAGAATAAAGTCTTTCGGAGAGCAAGAAGGCCAGGATCTTCGGATCAGCGACATTGTGCCTATGTCGAATCAGCAATCATTGGATGCCGAATGGCAGCAACTCAAAGAAGCGGCAACGCCATTATTGAAACTTATCAACGAGAAATACCATCCGCATGTAAGCGTTATCGTGACTCCTACCAGCATTGAACTGGTAGAGGGTGTATTAAGTATTCCAAAGATCATGGATTTTGTAAAAGACTGAAAAAAGAATATGGATACCGAAAATAAAGACAAACCCAGGGCGATTGACCAGATCACAGCCAAACAAAAGATATTTCTGCACCATTATATCCAGCAAGGGTGTAATGGGGCGCGGGCATATCAGGCTATCAATCCGAGATGCAAACAGGCCACGGCTGAGGTAAATGCAAGTAAACTGCTAAGTAATACTAAGGTTCAGGCAGCTCTGACCGAGCTTTGTCATGAAATTCTGGACGGAGACGCTGCTACGCTCAAGTTCATCGTTCGGAATGAGCTGGAAGTCATCGGACGTTCTGATTTATCCAATTTCATGGAATGGGATCAGGACGGGGTATATTTTTATTCATCCAAGGGCAAAGATACTCGCGCCGTCAAGTCGGTACGCATGAAACGCGAGATCCGGACATCCAAGGATGGCGACACGACAGAAACCATCACCATGCAGATGGATATGCATGATAAGAACAAGGCCCTTGAGCAACTGGCCAAGATCCTGGGCCTGTATAGTGACGGGGATGTGCATAACGGGGATATTATATATGTTGAAGCACCGTTGACAGATGGCTGGAAAGGCAAACAACAAGCCGAGACAAGACCCCAAGGTTGAGTGGAATCCAAAGCAGATTGATGGGGTCAAGCTGTTATCCGATTTCACCAAGAAATTTATATTATTCTTTGGTGGCAGTCGGTCTGGCAAGACATTTCTGGCGGTTTATTTCATTCTGTATAGGGCCAGACACTTTGCTGGCAGCAAGCACCTGATAGCCCGGTACAGTTTTGCGAACGCAAAGAAAACGATATGGCTACAAACGATCCTGCCCCTAGCCCGGAAAGACGAAAAACTAGGGCTTTGCAGGATAAATGAGAATGAAGGCATTATAAAGTATAACAACGGTTCCTTGGTAGTTCTGGGGGGCCTGGAGCCGAGTCGGATAGATTCTGTGCTGGCTGCAGAGTATGCGACCATATTTATAACTGAGGCCAATGAAAACAAGTATAACCACATTGAACCCCTTCTGTCCAGGCTTAATGACACGGCCAAAGACGAGGACGGCAATCCGATTTCGCTCAAGTTTATATGCGACCTCAACCCCACGGTCAAGAACAACTGGACCAACGTGCTGTTCCGGATGGGAATGGATCCCATCACTGGAAATCCCAAAGAAGACTTTCATCGCTATGCACACCTACATTTCCAGCCGGAGGATAACGAAGCCAACCTTGCAGAGGGGTATATTGAGACGCTCCGGGCCATGTCACCGGCACTCAAGAAACGGTTTTATTTCGGGGAATATGGAGAGTATGAGGGCTTGGTCTATCACCTGGATGAGGAAGTCCATATTGTCGATGATTTTGAGATCCCGGCTGATTGGAAACGATTTAGGGGCATTGACTTTGGATATCATCCGCACCCGTTCTGCTGCCTTTGGGCGGCGTATGATGCGAGCAATGACATCCTGTATTTTTATCGTGAGCACTACTTAGGGCAAACAACTGTCCGCCGGCACTCCGAGATCATAAAGGCGATGACGGGGGATGAACATATAAGTTGGACGGTTGCCGACCACGACGCCGAGGATCGGGCTACCTTGTTAGAAAACGGTATTGTTACGGTCCCTGCCGACAAAGAGGTTTTAAAGGGAATTGATCATGTTGCTGACCTTTTACATTTCGATGAAAACAAGACTAGGCCAAATATCAAGATATTCAGATCATGCAAGGCACTTATTACAGAATTTTACGCATATAAGTGGGCGGATCCCGCGACCCGCATGGCAAAAGACCGGGAGGTCGTGAAAGAGGATGACCACGGCCCTGACGTTGTACGGTATATGAGCTTGCGGGTATTCCCGATCCTGCGATCGCCGGGGGTCATTATGCAAAAGGGTTATAAAGAGAAGGCGGCCAAGGCCATGGTGAGCGACCGGGAGCAGTTTCAACAAGAGATAGAAAAAATCAAACGGCGGGTGCCTGGAGTAATAAGGGGCAGAAGCTAGTGAGGTCTGAATTTTTAACAGAAATCAAAGTGCGTCAGAAACGACGGCAAGAACACGCATTGACAAGCAGGTAACGCAAATGGAGAATCAAGAGTTTCTCGAACAGACAGCTAAGTTTTTAGACATCAGCATAGATCAACTGGTGGGCCACCTAGGGATGATGAAGGCCAAGAGTGATAAGAAAATCCCTGGCACAGCAGGCGGAAAACAACTGGTCCCGATCCGGGCCTTACTTGAAAGCCAAATGGAATTATACACATCGAGGGGCATTAAAGAGCAATTTCAATATATCCCCGACAACAAACTCCGCATGTGTGAGGAGCGCAATCCGGTAATATCCACGATTGTCAATGATCGGATCCGGCAGGAGCGTCCTTTTGCAAAACCATCGCGTGATCAAGAGGTTCCTGGTTTTCGCATCAAGATGAAAAATGAGGAAAAAAACCCATCAAAAGACGAACGCAAGGAAATGGCTTGGCTTGAGGAGTGGTTTTTAAACACGGGGCGCAATGACTTCCCGGAGGCTGTAGAGCGTGAGGACAACTTGCTTGATTATATGCAAAAAATCACCAGGGAGGCATACACAATCGACAAAGTGGCTATTGAGTTGCGCCGGGATCAAAAAGGCAGGCTCGTTGACTTTTGGTCGGTTGACGGCAGCACTATTAAAAGGGTAGTCCCTGGGGGATATCGCGGTAGCAAGTCCGACTTTGATCCCAGAGCTGTCATGATGAATGATGACTTTTCCAATAAGTTGGCTGCAGCTAAATTAGAAAACATTCCGCCTCTGGATGAGGTTCGATTTGTCCAGGAGATAGACGGAAGGCTGTGCGCCGCCTTCCGGCAGCAGGATCTTATCTTCGATTTCATGAATAAAAGGGTGGACGTTCGATATGCCGGTTATGGCTATTCTTGTACTGAGCAGGCCATGAACGTGCTCACTGCCTTTCTATTTGCTATGGCATATAACGCACAGGCGTTCAGTAGTTCTACTATACCAAAAGTCGGCTTGGCCTTCGAGACCGGGGATTATGACGTGGATGCGCTATCCGATCTGCAAGAGCAGTGGATGGCTAATTTCTCCGGGGTCCAGGGAGCCTACCGGATCCCGATGCTCAATGGTAAAGTATCGATTCTGGACTTCATGAAGTCTAACAGGGACATGGAGTACCAAAAATATCTGGAGTTTACGGCCAGCCTGATTGGGGCCATATTTGGGTTCGATCTCATGGAAGCAGGCTTAAAGTTTTTCAGCACCACCAGCGCACTCACCGAAAACGCAAACGGACGACAGCAATTCTCGAAAGACCGCGGCCTCATTGATCTCTTGGGGTTTCTGGCAAATATCAATAATAAAATTCTCACTCTTGGCGGCTGGGCCGATAAATACATGTTTGAATACACAGGCCTTGAGCCGCAGGACAAGGAATTTGAGCAGAAAAGCAAGTCTGAAAGGGTCAAGACGTACATGACCGTTGACGAGATCAGGGCCGAGGACGATCTGCCGCCGCTCCCGGATGGGCAGGGCAAGGTCATTCTTGATAGTGTCTGGGTACAATACCAACAGATGATGCAGCAGAACCAACAACAGGGCGAGGGTGCGCCGGAGGTCGATAACGACATGGGAGGTTACGGAGATGAAGAAATGGCAGATGATCAAACTCCTGGGTCTGGTGGTACTGGTGAATCTAGTGATTCTGGCAATGATCTGGACGGAGCGATCGAGGAGGCTATGGGCGACCTGGGAAAAGCAAAGGAGTCCATACGGGCGCGGACCTTACTGACAGGGCAAGACCTATGACCAGCATACCTGAAATTAAACTAGAACTTGAGGAAATGTCACACCGGATCGTGGCCATGAAAGCCGTGATCCGCAAACACTCCAAGAGCCCGAACACCTTGGTGGACGTGCTGCCGGTCCTCACCCAATTGGATACGGCCAAAACCATACTGGCCAAATTGGCTATGGACCTAAAAGTATCATGACTCACACGGCACTCAAGCGCATGGTGACGGAGTTCTTGGAATGGTCCAAGTGGTTTGTTGTACCAAACGTCGAAGGCCGAAGCAAGAGCGGAGAACATTCCTATCCAGGGATCACAGACTTGGTGGCTACTAAAAACAGTATCACCGTATGGATTGAGGTTAAGGTAAACGGCGACCGGTTGAGCGCGGATCAGGAAAAGTTCAGGGATGATATACTCGCCCATAGGGGGCATTGGATAGAGGTCAGGGACGGTCTCGACGGGCTGGCAGCCTATATTGAAGTTTTACGGAAGTCAGGGTGCATAATATGATGTATATACCTGATGAATGGATTGATTCGTGTGCTGATGCGTTTTTGCAGCTTCCGGCTGCAGTCCGGGAAATCATGATGTTTACGGAATATCTCTCAAACAGCATTGGATCTTTGCCATATTGTGAATCGCCCATGTGGTTAAAGATGATGGTTCATTTTTATACGTTACAATTTTTGGTAACTCCAACTTGGCCGAAACGGTTGAGTTGAGAACGATATATAAGATCGCGGGGTTGAGGAGCTGGTCCCTCAAGAGGTTCATACCCTCTGTCACGTCGGTTCGAATCCGGCCCCCGCTAATATCTCAGGCATATCAAGAGCCAGGAGATTAAACGCAAGGCATATCGAGGTTATCCGGTTCAGCCTGCCACCCCCGCGTCACACGCTTTTAACGGTAGTGGCGCGGGGGGAGATACCGGAAATTATAGGAGGGTTACATGCCCGATCCCAAAAAAGTCTTATCCGCTCTTGTCAACGCCCATGAGCAAGTTGATGGCACTATCTATGCCGACACCCTGATCGGGTTCGTTCCCCTGGTCAAGTTTCTGCTGGATGTACACCGCTCCGGCGGCATGTGGCAGAGTTTGGGCATGGCCCGTATTACTTCAAACAATGTAAGCACAATAGTTATCAAACTATTTGTCATGATCCCCGATCAAACCGATGCCGCGCGGTATCTGCAGGCTGCAATGGAATTATCCGGGGATCACCCTGAATCATAATTAAAAAAAAAGGAGATTTATATGCTAAACAAAATGAATCAAGGACCAGATTGTGGTCCTATTATCAAACGGATGATATCTGTACTATCTGATGTGAACGGTGTTGTTGATGAGATGCACAACCTGTCAGATACACTCCGGGGAGCTGTTATAGGACCAGTCCTCAAAAATGGCAGTGAGGATTGTAAAGAAATATCAACCGGGACACTGCCGGATCATGTCTTTGCCTTGTGCCGCTTACGGGATGAATTAATCAGCATAAAAGTTGTTCTGAGCGAAGTTTGTTCAGAACTAAGCCCTTGTATAAACAAAACATAACTAAGGAGATTTTACATGTTAGAGAAACTGAGAAAAGATGACTTTTTGTATGGGTACTGGCTGGGGATCCAAGGCTGGACCATCTGGCTGGTTGATCGGTGCGGAGAATTGTTTCTGCACATGCAGAGGCCGGCGATCGGGGACCGGCCACCTATTCACATCTGGGATCATTTCCCAAGGCGTGACGAAAACCATTCGCAGGCCGAGGTAATCTTTAGGTCGATTGGACTCCTGCTGGGGTTTACCGAGTTCGCTTTCTATGGCCCCGTCAATCGTATGGATGCCAAGGAGTTGGAGAAGCTCACTAGGCAGTTTGATATTCATGATGCCATGATCGCAGAATGGGTCAAGGCCCAGGGGGAAGTGGCCACAGCGCAGGAGCCAATGGAGGAGGCCGTAGAGAAAGCCGACGAGCAGCCGAATAGGGAGCCGTGCGAGGAGGAGCCGAACGATTCCACCGGCGACCAGCCAGATGATCTCGGCGTCGAGGATGGCAAGGTCGTTTCGATTAAAAGCGGCCAAACGGAGCAATAATGCTGCCCTCTCTTGACAATATCATCGAACAGATCCAGGAGCAGGAAAATAAACTGATCATGGTCAAAAATCCCACGGAGGTTATCGCGGGATCCACTGATGTTGACGACCAGTTATTTAAGCTGGCCGTCAACATTAAGATTCTTACAGAATTAAAGCTCCTGGCCGGAACCGAGGCGATCCACCTGGCGCAAGCCTACAACCGGGAAGCCAATAAGCTGGCCTGTGAGATGACCGAGGACATACTGGCTGCGGTGGGGATCGTTCGATCTGATAAGTTTAAGCATATCAAATTCATGCTGCACAAAGAAGAATCCGAGCTGGAGCGGATGCGGGCGCAGTATAAATATTTTTTCGACATGTATGATACTTATAAAGAGTGGATCAATATTTATAAAAAGACGAGAGTGCAGGAGAGTAAATACTGATGGCAAATTTTATTAAATGTGCTGATCAATATGATGCTTGGAAATCCGAACTCCAACCATAGGAGGGAAGGGATGAAAATACTTATGGCTCATGTTGCGTGGGAGAATAATTATTCTACTGCAACGCTCGAAGTCGAAGGGTTGGGTAATGTCGAAATAAAGGGATTTATTTCTGACGAATGTAAGTCACGGCTTGAAAAAGAGGCGATACTCGCCCTTGAACAACGGCTCGGGATTGTTTGTAATTTTTCAGAAAGGAAATAATCGGGAGGATGGTGTAAATGGCTGCACAACGCCGCTTTCTACTTGCCATCAAGTCCAAAGAGCTGTGACAAGGCCAGCTACGATGACAGGCGAATGAGTGGTGGAGGAGCGGGTTCGATCCCCGCCGATCCCGCATTAAGAGTTTAGACGGGGCAATATTATGGATGAATTGGAAACAGAGACGGAGATGAAACCGAAAACCTTAAAAATTCCCGTCCTCACTTATAGCCGCGTTGTAGGGTATTTTGCGCCTGTAAACAACTGGAATCCCGGCAAGCAGCAAGAGTTTGAGGACCGCAAGGTATATAAGGCACCTGTTCTATGAAATCGTGTCCCTACGCAAACCAGCAGAATGCCCATTGTTCGATGACCCCCATGGTTTTCATGCTGGATGAGTTCCCGCTGCCAGAAGATAGGCAGCAGATATTTGAAATAATTGACAGCTTGGTTAAGGACCAGGGAATGAGTATTCCTTATAATTATTTTGTAGCCGAACGGATTGAGATGTTTATCCGGGTTGCTGCCTTTCCCAGGTCCGAGATCGATATGGTAGCGAAAAGCAAGAATATCGTTCTACCGGACGCTATCCGGTTTATGGCGCGTGAAATGCGTAATGCTTATGAGTATTCTGTTAATTTGTATAGGCAGAGGATTTTGCATTGAGCAATGACTTTATCAATAAGCTATTTTTTATGGATCATCTCGCCGGGATGCGTCAGATGTTGCCTGATAATTCTATCGATGCTATTGTCACAGATCCGCCCTATGGATTTGGGAATGGTAAAAGACCTGGATTCATGGGTAAAGAATGGGACCGTACTGTTCCTGGCATCGATGTGTGGCGAGAGGCCCTGCGGGTGCTGAAACCCGGCGGCCATCTGCTATCATTTTTCGGGACCCGGACCTATCACCGGGGAGTCGTAAACATTGAGGACGCTGGATTTGAGATCAGGGATCAGCTCGGGTGGCTTTACTCCCAGGGATTTCCAAAATCGATGGACGTGAGCAAGGCGATCGATAAGGCGGCGGGCGCGGAACGGCCTGTTGTTGGAGAAAAGAAATTGTGGGGCCATAATGCTGGCAGCGGGGCCGGTTCTTTTTCCAAAAATAAATATGAGGGACAAACAGGCATACAGAGGACCGAACCTATCACCGCTCCCACCACCCCCGAGGCCCAGCAGTGGGACGGGTGGGGGACCGCCCTCAAGCCCGCTTGGGAACCGATCGTATTGGCCCGGAAGCCCATCTCGGAAGAAACTGTGGCTGCCAACGTGCTCAAGTGGGGAACCGGGGCAATTAATGTCGATAAATGCCGGGTGCCGGCGGAGCCCGGAGAATATGACATTCGCCATTATATCAACGAAGATTGTTTTCAGAATAAAACCCCCAAGAAAAGCAACTTTCAAGTCAAACCGCAACCCACCGGCAGGTTTCCGGCCAACATCCTCCACGACGGCAGCGAGGAGGTCCTGGATATGTTTCCAGACTCCAATGGTCAGCAAGGAGATATCCGGGGGACAGAGCCGTCTTTACCGATGAAAAATGTTTATGGGAATTATAGTGGCCGGATCCCCGTGGAGAAACGCGGCGACACTGGATCTGCTGCCAGGTTTTTTATACAATGTCGTTTTTCAGAGGGAGATATATGCGACAATGCGAATACTGTGGAAAATATTTTATCCCGGCAAGAGCGAGTAGAAAATTTTGTTCTAAAACTTGTAGCAATAGAGCAATGCCAAGAGGACAAGCAGTTAAGAGATATGATAATACCTTTTATGAACGTAATAAGGATATCATTAAAGAGCAACGAAGAATCAGTTATCACAATGATTCACAGTACCGGCTCAAGGTGCTTGCACGGACTCGCGCGCATGATCATGGAAAAATTAAGCCACAACCCTGTGAAATATGCGGAAATCCAAAAACTGATAAACACCATGATGATTATTCAAAACCTTTTGAATATAGATGGCTTTGTCGGAAACATCATATCGAACGCCATGTTGCACAGTATGGTTCGTGGGGAGAAGGTCTACGTAAACAGGTTTAAATATTGTGCCAAGGCGTCCAAATTAGAGCGAGGGTATGGTAACACCCATCCCACGGTCAAGCCCTTGGCACTCATGCGGTACCTGTGCCGACTCGTTACCCCACCGGGCGGGATAGTGCTCGACATCTGTGCTGGTAGCGGGACCACGCTGATAGCGGCCTGGTTGGAAGGGTTTAAGATGTGTGGGTTTGAAGATGATCCCGACTCATATCAAATTGCGGTCAAACGCATGGCGGAAGCATTTAAACAAGAAAGGTTATTTGCATGAACATGTATAAAATATCACGTTATGTTAACAGGATGATTTTAGGTATAGCAATATTCTTTATCAAAAGAACATGGGATCTAACCAAACGAAATCAGGAATGGATTAAAGAGGCAATTGAACATACCAAATTTTTAAAAGAATTGATTGGTACTCTGTGAACAATAAACCTTTTATCCCCGAAGATGATGACCTGAAATACCTTGAGGATGTGGCCGAGGACCTGTCCAATTACATGTCTACGGTCATCCTAAACGTATTCCATGGCGTGACCCGTAACCTGGGGGTCAAGGATCCTGAGACATTCTCCGTAAAGCCCCCGGAGCAACTCTCTAAGGGGATCCTCTCCAGCCTAGTCGATAAAATCCGGGGGTATATCGGAAGCAACTTGCACCCAAAGCCGTTTGTTGTCAAGGGCATGAACCTGTATAAGAAGGGCAAGCCCCTGACCCAGAGCCAATGGGATAAGTTCGAGGACCAGGTTACTCAGTACATGCGGCCATACCTGAATGGTATCAATGAGGAGATGGCGGTAAAAGGAGTGTTGCTGGCCCTGGCCAGTGCCGAGGCGGAGAATCAGCAGAAACGGGTCCATGAGTATGGGAAAAAGAGCTATGAGCAGGTCGAGCAGGAGTTCGGCCCGTTCCCGCGGACGTTCAAGGATGCCACGAGCCATAAGCGCGTCAATAAAGAGATCGAAAAGACCATGCACCGCGCATATGCCGGCGCAGCTCAATACGTTCAAAAGGTCAAGGATGATGTGCGCGAGGCCATCCGGCAGCAAGTGGTCAAGGCTGATAAGCTGGGGCTCTCATCTCAGGAACTCGCAAGCAATCTATATTGGATGAAGGATGAAAACCCAGATCTGAAAAACTATACCGCCCAGGCCCTTCTCCGGGACTGGAGGAGGGTGGCCAATACCGAGTTGGCCATGATTCATGGCCAGGGGAAGATGGCAGCGTATGAAGACCAAGCTATGCAGAGCATGAGGGACCAGGCCAAGGCCGTCTACATGCTTTCCGTCGGCGGCACTTGTAAATGGTGTGCTGCCCACCAGGGGCGCGTGCTCCGGCTGATCCCCTTGGAGTTGGTAGGAGATGAGAGCGACGACAGCCTATCAAGCCGAGGCATCAAGGACCCGCATACCGACATCGCGGTCTGGCAGGGAAAGAATAATGTGGGCTACAGGCAGGCGGCATGGCGACTCTGTGAGCCACCACACCCTTGGGGAAAAATGCACATGGTACGTTTTCATCCCGAGGCGGAAACGTATAACGAGGACACAGGGCGCATCGAGTACAAGAGCACCAAGGAAATGGAACAGTATCTTCCGGAGGACTTCAAGCACGAACTTGATGAGGGCCGGGAGCGTATCCAGGAGCGCGAGGCCCAGAAAGAAGCGGACCGCGCAGCGGGGATCCATAAACGGGATATTGAATATATAGATCGATCCGGCACCCCCGCGGGCACCGATCAAGGGGGTAGGCCTCTGGCAACCGTGGGCGGGCAGATATATGTCGGTGTCCCGGCGTCTGATTTTGCCGCGGAGCTTGAGGCGTGGCGGCGTGACCGGACCAGACCCATACCCGTGGCTGAGAACCAGAGGGAGTATAGTCAGATATTCAAGGAATAGGGAGAATAAGGCAATGATTGAACGGCAACATTATCATGTAAGTGACCCTGATTCCTATTTGTTTGCCGTCTATCTTAATGGTATCCGTCAGGAGTTATGTTTCGAGGCGATGGTCGGTGAGCATGGCTTTGTAGGAATTTATGCCACTCATCCTGATGGAAAAATCCAGGTAGATCCCGTTCATGGTCCATTACCTTATAACGCCCATGGTAGGGTGGAAGTATTTTTAAAAGAAGTGGCCGACATATTAGATTCTTATATCAATATCAAGGCAGGATAGTTTAAGTATGAAACAACGAAAAATTAAAGAAGTGCATTTATGGGGTATCATTCCTGTAAAATATGGAAACAGTCATCGATCGCGCTTTGGCGAGTATAGAGTTTCGGGTTTTTTGGGGTTTATTCTTGGATTATTTGGCATGGATGATAAAGTGAAAATATATAGAGGCTGTTATGGGTATTTCCATACTATTTATGATGTATATATTAAGCGGATGGGAATATAGTCAGATATTTAATTCATGAAAACAGGTATAGGATCACATCAATCGCACCGGATGTTAAACGATGAGTGGTTGACGCCCCCGAAAATAATCCGCGCTTTGGGAGAGTTTGATCTTGATCCCTGTGCGCCGGTTGTCAGGCCGTGGGATATGGCCCGCCGGCATTATACCGTCCAAGATAATGGTCTACTTATGCCGTGGGAGGGCCGCGTCTGGTGCAATCCCCCGTATGGCAAAGAAACCGGATGGTGGTTGAATAAGCTTGCAGAGCACGGTAATGGGATCGCCCTCATATTCGCCCGGACGGAAACCGAGATGTTTTTTGAGCATGTCTGGGCAAAGGCTCACGCCATCCTATTTATACAAGGCAGGTTATATTTTCATTATGTGGATGGACGGCGAGCCGACTCCAATTCCGGCGGGCCATCGGCCTTAGTAGCATACGGTAAGAATAATGCGGAAGCGTTAAGGCAATCTGGAATTGCCGGGAAATATATTAACCTACAGTAATTGTAAGGGGTGAAAAAGGCATCATGAAAATCATAACCGACACAGGGGTTGAAATACCTATTGAAAGCATTAAGGTGATGAACGTCCAGCCGGGCGATGTGGTGGTGATACATACGAGCGTATTACCAACCAGCAATATTGTGGACGCCGTGTCTCCTGTTTTTGAAGACGTAGTATCTGGGGTCAAAGTAATCATAATGGGCCCCGATGAATCTATCGAGGTTGTCCGGGAGGGTAAGGCATGAAATGTCCATTAAGAAAAGATATACGGACTTTATATCAAGGCGGAAATATAGATCAATGTCACCAGATGCAATATGCTGATGGATTACGAGAGGAGTTTCTGGATTGCATCGAGGGCGAGTGCGCGGCCTGGAATAAAGAAGAAAAGCTATGCAATTATTTAAGTGGTAAACGCCAAATTGAGATCAGGATGTAGGACCATGGCCGATTATCGCAAGAAACTTATCAGATATATGCGGGAAAAAGACAAGCTCTCTGGGGGATTGCTATTTAATGAAAATGATGAGGCCGCGCTCCTCGCCTGGCCGAATCAGATAGCTCATTATGTATGGAATCGCCTAGTTGATAATATTTATCTGCTCAATTATAAAAATATATGTGAGGAAGTTTGTCCGTTCTGCATACGCTATCTGGATATGCCAAGGAAGGGAAGATGTATGCAATGTGCGTGGGGCCAACACCATGGACGCTGCGGCCTAAAGACATCATATCTGAACAAGGTTGCAAACGATAGCCAGTTTACCAATAAATTTTTTCGGAGTATCATCCGCAATGCAGCAAAACAGTAGCAATACCAATATTGAGCTGAAAGGAGATTAGCATGGATATACAAGAACAAAGCCGAGAGGTTATATGTCAAGAGGGTAAGGTGGCCATCCTATTGAATATTGACTATGTTTCTAAAAAGATCAAACTGCGGCCATCACCAGATATCCAGGGGCGCAAGGGTGGGGAGTCTTTCACGTTCATCCAGTCAGACCCGGAAATGGCTGCCCAGGTAATTGCCTTAATGGGACATGCCGTGACCTATGCTAAGAATGACCTGGCTATTGAGGCGGCCAAGCGGGCCTATGTCAGAAAAGTAAGCAACTGGCGGTCATGCCATAAGTGTGGACACATTGGGCCTGTATCTAAGGAGGGCAGATGGCAATGCTGCCATCCAAAATATCCTATACCCCAATGGATTCCTATGTTCATGTTAAATACCGGGTGTGCCGATTCTACTCCTAAATTAAGCATACCCGCCGGGATGGGCGAGCTGGGGGATCCCTATGATCAATAGAAAGCCAACCAAGTGCATCAACTGTGAACATCTCACTGATACCATCATACCATCTCAACGGACTTATTGTAAAGCCTATCAAAAGCGATTGCCTGTGTGGCTATTATGGCGCGGGGATCCGTGTGAACACTACTGCCGGCAGTGGTGGAAGTTTTGGGCAGCACGGGGTTACTACCGGGGCGAGTGGTATTGTCGTATTATGAATATCATCAATTTTCGGTATTGGTTCTGCGCCTGCGAATATACGCCGCCATATGGGCGCGTTATTTCCGCTGACTGTAAAAAACATGATTGAGGTAAGGCCATGATTATAGCAATTGATTTTGACGGTACTATTGTTGAACACGAATATCCGGAGATCGGTCCCTTAAAGCCATATGCCAAGGAAGTCATCAATAGAATTTGTGATCTCGGTCATTACGTCATCATTTGGACTTGCCGCGGATGGGATGGTACACTCCAGCAGGCTATTGAGTTTTTAAACAGGAACGGGATTAAATTTCATAAGGCAAATCAAAATGCAGATAATATTGATTTTAATGCTTTCCCGAAAATTTATGCGGACATCTATATTGATGATCGAAACCTCGGCGGTATACCATCATGGCCTGATATTTTAACTCTAATTACAGGAGAGAAAATATGAAGCTCGTTTATATCGCCGGTCCATATCGGTCAACTTGGCCCTGGCTCTTCAACTGGTTGGGCCGTCTCATAAACATCTACCGCGCTCGGAGGATGGCCAAGCGGGTCTGGCGCGATGGGTTTGCTGCTATCTGTCCGCATATGAATAGCGCGATGATGGACGGGATATGTCCGGATAACAATTTTCTGTTGGGCGGGAAACGTATGCTCAAGGGATGTGATGTTCTCCTGCTCCTGAAAGGCTGGGAAAAATCCGATGGCAGCAGGGATGAGTTTCAAGACGCCCTTAACCTCAAGATGCCGTTTATTGAGGAGGAATCCTGGTCACGGTGGCACCCGCTCGTGCAAAACTCAATGATAAGATGAAAAAGTGATGATAGCCTATAGACGTTTTGATTTTCACGATAGTATATTAAAATTAACATAACCGACCGGCGGCATTAATGCAGATTAAAGAATTGGTCCCCTATGAGCGGTACACTCTGGGGGACACGCGGAAGCGGCTCGCAGGAGCAGGCTACGAAATAGCCTATGGCTCTACTTATACATTAAAAGACATACGCAAAGCTATTATTGACAAACAGCCCGCGTTCATATCGATCGACGGGCGCACTTTTTTGGCCGTGGGCGAAAATCCAGACAGCCTCATCCTGCACCGGCGCGGACAACTCCGTGAGTATGCGGACCAGCAGCTCCGGAAGGCGTTTACCGGTGAGGCTGTAATTGTCCAGGGTAAACCCAGCATAGTCGCTGGTAACGAACTGGTCATCTTTACCCCGGAGCGGGACAACTGGTTGGGGGAGTGGGCAGATCAGCAGCATAACGCCGTGCGCTTCATCCGCGGCCTGCAGTGTGGTGAATCCTGGCTCCCGGACCATCCGGTGATACTCACCTTCCGCAAGCCAACCCCCGCCCAGGTCAAGGAACTCATCAGGGCCTCAACCATCGGCATTGAAATAACCTTATATGACCCCAGCGACCCCGTGACCGAGTTTTTACACGAACTAGGCCATATGTACTGGACCAATAGGCTCACTGCTGATGAAAAGAAGGCGTTCAAAGACTATCAAAAAACATTCAAGAAAGATACGGTCCCGCCCATCTATACCAGTGCCTATTGGTGGAAAAACGACGAGGAATTATTCTGCACCTTGTACATGTTTTGTGTGAAGGCTCGGACGGTCAACTCCGGATATATTCGGCTCATGGATCTCTATGAAAAGCAGGGCCGGGATCTGGTGGAAGGCATTTTTTCTCGGGTGGCTGCCGAACAGGTCAACCGACAGAGCTGGGAGGCTGGCTTGCCCATCCTCCAAGAGTGCGTCGAGCGATGCCTGTGTAAAACCTATCGCATCGCCGGTACCGGGCGGATCCTCAAGGCGAGCTCGCCCATGGGCCATGTTCCCGGTGACATCCGGTTCGATCGGACCGTTAAACATACGGTAAGGGAAAAACATAAGGATATTGAATGGATCGATATCGAGGACGGTCCCTTGGCTGGGCAGGAGATTGTACTCAAGGCCGGGGTGGTTCATCCCGCAATGACCAAAGCAATCATCCGGTACCGGGCGAACAACATAAAGTCTATTCCCGGAACACTGTCGAAAACCTTGACACAGGGCCGTGGGCCGCTATCTGAAATTACACCCGAGAATATCCAGCAGGAAAAAGAATATGTTCCGCACGTCGGTATGTTCAAAGCCATACTTCAAAAAGCCAAAAACACGGGTCACCTGATTAAGAAGGTTATAACCAATAAGATAGGCCGCCGCCAATCGGTCTGGGTACGACCCGAGGATTTACAGAAACCAGGGATCATCAAGAAACAGCGCGACCGCCATCATGTCTTACCCCAGGAACCGAGCTCGCAGCATATCTTCGAGGCGCACCCAGGTGAATTAGATAGCTCACCCTTATTACCGGAAGCGGCCAAGCTCAAGGGAGAGCTTATTGCATCTGGGATCAATCTGAATTATGAAAAGGAATGGACTGAGAGTAATAAAATATCTCTCCTGGGCCAAAAAATCAAAGATCCTGCGGATTTGGCGCACCTGGCGCAAGTTTATCGTAACCCCCAATTTGAAACCATGCGTATTTTTATGCTGAATAACAAAAATAAGGTAGTGCTAGAAACCGGTGTATCGTGCCGGCTGCCGGGTACGGCGGCGGCCTTTATTCATCCCAAGGATCAAGTCGCCTCCATTATTGACATGAAGATGAAAATGCAGGCGTCCGGTGCCATGCAATATTATATCATGCATAACCATCCCAGCGGACAACCACAGCCATCTCTCAACGACAGTTTGGTTACTAATTTTTATCGGAAAAACCTTTCTGGTTTTAAAGGCCATGTAATTATTGACCATGATCAGTATGCCTTAATCGATGAGCAGGGACGGAAATCATCCATGACAGTAGATCCTACCATGCGGCGGGGTGCAGAGTATCTCACGCCATCTCATGCCCATGCTGCTATCGGAGAGCATATTACTGGCCCACCAGACTTGGTGAATATTGTTAAAAAACATCAGTTGCTCAAAGATTTTTTTGTAACGCTGATCGGCGCAAGTATAGGCAGGGTCAGAGGTATTATAAATATCCCCGCAGCAACCTTCTTGGGGGACGGAAAAATTGGTTTACAGCAAGCTCATGAATTTTCAGTGAAAGTCGGTGCAATAGACATGTTTGCCGTGGGTCTGGATGAAGGTGATGCCACGGCTACAGCAATTAAGACCGGAATTGAGCAGGGATATTTCCGGGATATTGTGACCCGCGATGGTAACAGCATGTTGGAAAGTGGGAAGTATCGCAAGAATCCGGACTATGATAGTGGACTCAATGCCCTGGAAGTGGCCCAGGTACATGAGCGCGGCGGTCACATGACCAAGGCCCGCCTAGTACGCCGACTAGATGGCACTCTGATTCTGCTCAAGGCCAAGGATAGATCCCGGCTGCAGAAGAAAGTCATAACCAATAAGCTGGGATATCAGCAGACTGTATATGTGGCACCACCGGATGCCAACCAGGAAGGACGGCAGCACCACGGGTCCACCAGGGGAGGGGGCGCGGGAGAGAGGGGACATGGAAACAATCTGAATACTTTCATCCATGATGCCATCACCGGACCAGGGGGTCAAAAGACAACATATGATATCGGCACGGTAGATGCGAAGGAGAATGAGAAATTCACAAAGATTGGATTAGATTGCCAAGGCTATACACATCGACTTGAAAACTATGGTTTAAGACACATGCTTCAAGAGCATGGCAACCCCAAGCGGGAGACTCGACGCCGTCAAATAGCCGTTACCATTGACGACCTAAAAAAAATCCCTGATATTATTCATAATCCTGATGGTATGAGTAAAAGCAAAAAAACTTCATTAGGCAATGAGGTTATTATATATAATAAACAGTATAATGGCACGGTATATTATTTAGAGGAAGTGCGGACCGGGAATAAAACTCTTACTTCTAAAACAATGTATATTAAAAAAAGGGGGCGAGCTGATGTCGCAATGACCCCACAGCCCTTAACGTCCGAAACGCCTCCCCCTTCTAAGAATAAAGATATAAAGAAGGGCAATGAAAGTCAAGAAAATAATCTGTCTATCATAAAAGCCACCACCTATGAGGACCTGGCCGATCTCCTGCAGGACGTGGACACTGACCCCAGCCCGGCACAGAAAGAGGCTGGTAACTATAAAAAGGCGTCATTCTCCTGGAATGGTCTGAAAATCACCATCGAGAATCCGGCGGGATCCATGCGCTCCGGCATTGGTTCGGACGGAGAACCATGGGAGACTGATGTATACCATCATTATGGGTATGTCAATCGGTCCGAGGGAGCTGACGGCGATCATGTGGATGTGTTTATCGGCCCGGCCATGGATACGGCAGACACCGTGTATGTGGTTCATCAGGTAGATCCGGAGTCAGGCGACTTTAACGAGCATAAATGCATGATCGGGTTTAATGCCCAGGACGAGGCCCAGGACGCCTATCTTAAGCACTACCCAGAAGGGTGGCGGGGCATGGGCGAAGTCGTACCGCTGCCGGTTGATGACTTTGCGACCTGGCTTCAGGAAGGGGACACGACCGAACCAACACCGCGCTATAAGCAGATGTTTCAAAAAGCCAAAAATATGATATCGAAAAAGATCATTCTCCCGGCCCTGACATCCCTAGTCATTGTTGAGGCTGTGACACATTCCAAGTATACTCTCTAAGGATTCCTACCATGGCGACATTACATTACATTCTATTAAAAGCGAAAGGCAAGAAAGACACGAGTAAGCTCCAGAAAAAGCAGATTATAGACCGCAAGGGCAAGCGCACGGCTGTCTGGGTACGGGTTGGCGAGAAAGCCAAGGAATATGGATTCTATAGTAAAATTTGTGATATGCTGAATGGGTTTTTCGGCAAGGGAAAATTCAGGTCCAAACATGATATAGATGAACATGTCAAGAGCCTAAAGGACCAGGGTGCACCCAAGGAGCTGGATACCGACCATTTCATCGAATACTTTACGAATAAGGCTACATGGGACGCCAAGTTTTCCGGCGTCAGTACCAAGATAGCCGCTGCAGCCAAGCAGTCCGCCGGGGAAAAAGATAACAAAACCTCTGACAAAAACGTGGACAAAAACAGGGGCAAATCTGTCAAGGGGGAGAAAGGGGAGAGTAAGGGGGGCACCGGGGCTAAGTGGAATATGAAGGTCATGGAGTATTTGATCGGGAAGTATGGAGAAAACAAAGCCCCCAAAGCCGGTGAGTTTTCCAAGGACGGTGCACTGTTGGACGATAAAGGCAAGGTGTTTAATGTCTCTAACGGGTCAACGGCTGACATGATTGTGAAGAAGTATAAACAGACGGGTATTGACCTGGAGCCAGTACGAGGCCGGACAGGTGATTATACGTTTGTAAAGAAGGGTGGCGGCAAGGATGCGACCACCGAAAAGCCGGCAGCAGAGGAAAAGTCCACGGGCGGCATGGATCCCGGCCATCGGCGCAAACTGATTGATGACTTTGCTGAGAGCCTTATGCGTGATGTTAAAAATGATCCGCATTATATCGATGCGGCACCCGACCGGCAGCAGGATTTTTTAAACGCCTGCCGCGACAATGCCAAGACGTATGTAGATAAGGTTATTAAACAGATCGGGGCCAAGGATAAGGCGTGGTTGACCGAGAATCTACACACCGGGAATAAAAACACCCGGAAAATGTTTAAATCTATTACCGGAATCGATCTGGGGGGAAATCAAGCGACGACCAAGGCCGGGATTGATAAGTGGGTAAGCGGGGAAGGCGAGGGCATCACTCCCGCCGAAAAAGAGGCTATGACATCGGCCCTCAAAACATTAAAGCCGATATCTGATGAATTTCAAAAGATCGTCGCTGGTAAACGTAGTTACAATCTTGAGGAAGTTTACGGGGACGACAGAGCCATTAAGATCGGTGGACGGGGATATTCCAAAAAGGATTTTACCGCGGCACAAGTAGACCGTCTGCAGGATATGAAAGCTGAAATTGACAAAGCATTAAAACCTATCAAGCATGACTCCTATGATATCATTAAAAACGAAATTCATTTAACAAGACCGAAAGGCATCAAAGGCGAAGATAAAGAGGCAACGCGGTCCATATCCGATAAAATAGGAGCTGGGACGAAACCGAAGGCGAAAAAAGGCGCAGCCGAAAACATGGAGCAATATCGCCATCAGCGATTGAAAGAGATTGAAGATGAAATTAAGCAACGGAAGGACGAAGCAAAAACCAAACATGTCGATCCTGATATCATTGACAGCCTCGAAGAACAACATAAATGGCTTAATGGGTCCAGGGGAGATGAAAAACTGAAAAATGAATATCATCAGGTGGCGGCCACCAAGAAAACCCCAAGTATCGATGATATGCACAAATACCCCGATATAGCTGCTGAATATATAAAAAAAGAATCGGGTATCAACTTTTATGATAATGAGGATGGGAAAATACGCGCTAAGTACAATGATCAACAAATCGAAGTTGATAGCATGAATACGCACAGTTTTGGGTATACTTTACGAATCAATGGCAACATTATCAAAGGCCAGGGGTTTGAGGATAAAATTTTTCGTAGTCCCGTGGAGATAAAAAAATACTTAGATGATAAGAAAAGTCAATCAGACAAAGCCACGAGCGACAAAGAACAATCCTTGAAAAGCCAAGGATGGGAGCCTATAAAAAAACCCACAGAGGGAATCAAGATTGTAAAAGGAAAACCTGGTGATACCGAACAAGTTGACCCCAAAAATATTCGTGATGCCTTTAAGGTATGGGGGGAGACTATATTGATTGTCAAACGTGGCGTAGGTTTTCAGGCAATCGAACAGAAAACGGGATTAACCCTTACCTCGCCATTTACATCCAAAGCTGGTGCTATTGATTCAGCGAAAGACATATTGCACAAGCAAGGAAAAAATACTCTGGTTGCTGCTATCGCACGCGCGAAGCATATTAACAACAATATGGCTAAGGCCCTGGAGCAGAAATTCAATGAGAAAATCTTCCTAAACGGCTTCTGGCTATAATACTGCCATAATATCATTCAAGGATACTGATACATGCTAGGCAAAAAAGATACATCGAAGTTGCAAAAGAAAGCCATCATTGACAAAAAGGGAAAGCGAACAACTGTATATGTTAAAATGGCCGGAGTGGAATCGAAGTCAGTCCTAACGCGGATCCTGGAGTTTTTTGGATTTAAAAATAAAGAGCAGTTCGTCACCATGGTTCGGACGGAATATGCCAAGCAGAACATTCAAGAGAAATTCGACATCACCCCAAAAGAATGGATGAACCATGTGTATGAGTATTTTTCCCATAAGAATAAATGGGATGGTTATTTTTCAAGCCGGCCCGCATCCAAAACAGCAGTAACCAACAAAAAAGCAACTGGCAGGCCGAGCGAAAAGTCTGCTATGATCCTGCACCCAGAGGGACACATTCTTAAACTATCGGTATTAAATTTTATACATGATACTTATCAGAAGACACAGCCTGACCATCAATCAGAGGATAATTTTGAGACGATGCCGGGTACCGGTAGCACACTCCCGAAAATTGGGGACCGTATACACCAGTCGTCAGATATGCTGGATAAAAAATTAAAACGTAAGCATGTGGAATCCGACTTTGTAATAACCCGAATTGATGATAAATATGTTCATTATAAAGACATAGATGGCAACGGATCGGGCATGATCAGTTTTCAATCATACAAGGATATGCGGGCGAGCGGCGAATTGACACCCGTGGCAGAAAACAATTTTGATACGATGCCGGATGTTAGTCAGATGTCCATATCGGATAGGGTACTGGAAGCGGAACGCCTGGGGACACTCGCATATCAAAACGGTAAAACAGCTACACCAGCACTGGATCAAAAAGTCATCAATCTCACGGCTGGTCTTCCCCTGGGTGGTGGTGGAAACAAGATTTTGGCCGCATGGAGCAACGCCTGGCACCGGGCGAATCTTACAGCAACCGGAGGCCACCCGCCTGTAACACCGGCCACGACCCCGGCTCCAAACCCTGACGATACCTACCAAGAACAGCAGGAAGCCGCGGCAACCACAGTCTATGGTAAGAATTTTAAACGCATGGAGGCCCTGGGGATCCTGGGCGTTAAAGAATATGCGAAAATCGAGAACCCACCGTATATGCCCCTGTCGATCGATCGGCTGCGGGCGGGTACGGACAAGGATGGCCAATATATTGACTTTGCTATAGCCCATAATTATATTCAAAATGGTGATGTTATGGCCGATCCTGATATGGAAATCAGGGTAAGACCGCAATTTGGATCCGTCGAGGCCCTGACATTTCAGAATGATGGTGTAGGAGTATTTACCGAGGTTTACCCAGAGGCAGGAAAAGTCAACCTGCGGGCCAAAAAAGACTTGAATAGTTTCCTGACGACATGGCTGAATAACCTCAAACATCAGGGATTCCAATATAAACTAGGAGAAACCAATGGACCAAATAAATCTGAAGCTGGATCCGGAGAAGTTTCCGCAACTGACGCTACGGTACTCGCCGGAGCGGCTGCGGGATCAACTCTTAAAGATGTGCCAGAGGCAAAACCTGGAGATTACCGAGGCGAACTTGTACTCGATGGCGGCGAATTTAGAGAGCGATCTGCAGCAGATGTTCGCCTGACCCCGAAACAAGCCAAAGAGATCCGCGAGCAAGTACACACCCTTTTAAACTCCAAACAAGACGATGCAATGACCGATACCGAGAAAGCCCTGCTCATGCAATATGAGGGAGCGGGCGGTTTGCATGAGGATGAGGCTACCACTCACGGTACCCTCTATGAGTTTTATACACCAAAAACCGTGGTAGATAAGATGTGGGATCTGACCGAGAAGTACGCCGGCAAGGGCGCGGAGGTCCTGGAGCCGAGTTGCGGCACGGGACGTTTTGCGAACCGCGACGGCCATAAATTTGACATGATAGAGATTGACCCCACGTCCGCCCGGATCGCCAAGATCCTGAATCCCGGCCAAAACGTCAAACAGGGTGCCTTTCAGGAAATATTTTATAAGAACGGCGCACCACAGGAGAAATACAGCGGGAAAAAGTACGATGTGGTCATCGGCAACCCACCGTATGGTGAATACTCCGGGATCCACAAGGGCAAGGGAGAGGGAAAAAGCCATAAACGCTACGAGGAATATTTCATTGACCGAGGCCTCGATGTACTGAAAGAAGGTGGGATTATGACCTTTGTAGTCCCATCCGATTTTCTCCGGAAGGAGAGCAATAAAAAAATCAAAGAAAAGCTGGCCGAGAAGGGCAGGCTCCTGGAGGCGTGGCGGCTCCCGAATGGTACGTTTAACACGACCGGCGTGGGCACGGATATCCTTGTCATCCGCAAGGAAAAAGGAAATGTTGCTGACTTCCTCGGTGACGGTTTCTTTAACCAACACCCAGATTGTATTCTGGGCGAACAAGTAACTAAAACTGGCAAATTTGGCCCGATGAAATATGTCCAGCCCAAGGATAACATGGCTTTTGCTGACGTTTTTAACTTGCTGAATACCAATCAGTTCAACCCGGTCTCCGTGGGCCAGCCCACCATGACCGAGGAGGGCAAGCAGAAAATAGCCATAGCTATGCAGGGCAATCAGAACGCTGCCAGCGCACATGATGTTATGGCAAAGACTAAATATTCCGGAATCAACACTAAAAAGCTTAAAGAGTCATACGAGGTCATGCAGAAAAAGCCGGACATGACCGAGCAGCAATATAATAATTATTCGGAAATGGAGCGGGAATTACTCAAGCGGGGAACGATCAAGCAGCCGTCGATTACTGATACCGTGGATCAATCAAAATTTCGGAAAGAAGTCCAACAACTTGAAAAGAAAATCAAAACCGGCAAAGAACTCTCCCCAGAAGAAAAACGGCAATATCGAAATGTAACCGATAAACTACAAATAGAGCCTGGTGCCACCGCGATCCCGGCGGAGCTGCAGGGCGAAATGTCGGCGCAGGAATTTTCCGCCAAATATAATAAGCAGTTCGACGCGCTTGACCTTGATATCTGGAAGGCGACCGGATACGATGGCGCGGTCGATATAGCCAAACTGTCTCCGAAGGCTAGGGATGGATTCACATCATCGGATAAATACTGCATGATGGCGGGCAAGGCCTATCATGTATCCAACTATGTGAGCGGTGATATCTATGCCAAGCTGGACCAACTGGAGAGAGATAAAGATTTCATGCCCATTGGCCTTTATAACCGCCAGAAAGAATTACTCTTAAAGGCGATGCCCGCGCGCAAGACCATTCAGAATGTCAGCGTCTCCCCAATCTCGGAATACGCCAAGACCTTCAATTTTGGCATCGTGGAAACCCCTGATATGCTTATTGATAAATTCTATGAGTGGGCCACGGGTAAAAAGGCAGACACCTATTACGGCAAGATGGGCATGAATTTTGATGGCAATGTCACGCGACACGATTTCCCCGCCGGCATCGGGTGGAGTGATGTAGTTGATTATATCGAACAAAAACCGGTCCGCGCCAGCAATAAAGGTGATAAGGCCAACAACCAGGCCATTGCCGAGCGGACGCGGGAAATGCGCCGGCAGATAGCTGAGAAACTGTTCAAGCGATTCCTGGAAACTGGCCTTTCGGCTGACGACCAGAAAACATTCGAGGACCGACATAACCGGATATTTAACTCCAACGTCGATCCCGATTATTCCAATATCCCGATATTTGTGAACGGTATATCCAAGACCTTCAAGGGCAAAGAACTGGTAGTCCAGCCACACCAGCTCCGAGGAACATCCTTCCTCTGTAATAAAGGCAACGGATTGATTGCCTATGATGTTGGACTAGGAAAAACGCTTGTGGGTGCTATGGCAACAGTCAATCAGATTCAGACCACGAGGGCAAAGCGGCCAGTTCTATGTATTCCAAAAGCAGTATATGAAAACTGGCTGGCAGAGATCCGGGACCTGTTTCCGAACATTAAAATTAATGAGTTGGGAAACCTGGGGTCTCAGTATATTACCAACGGCAATCCGCCGGTCATTGAGGAAGGAACTCTCTCTGTTATGACCTATGAAGCCCTGCAGAACATGACATTTCATGATGAGACGTTGGGTATTGTAGGTGACAAAATAATCGTGGGTGGCATCGCCCAGGACATGTTGGATTCTCAGCAGACAACCAAAGAAGGAATGACGCCACGCGAGGAGGCCCAGCAAACCGAAAAAATATTAGAAATGGTGGGCCGGGGATCCAAAACCAAAGACAATATGATTTACTTTGAGGATCTAGGTTTTGACCATATCACGATTGACGAGGTACATAACTTCAAAAATGTATTCGCCCGCGCCAAGCCGACTGGCAAGGAAGGGCAGGCGATGGCCAACGAATTTGGTGACATTACCGGGTCGCAGTCAGACCGGGCCATGAAAATGTTCGCGGTTACACAGTATATTCAGAAAAACAATAACGACCGGAATGTTTTTGCACTGTCCGCCACCCCGTTCACGAACTCACCCCTGGAGATATATAACATTCTCTCCCTAGTGGCCAGGAAAAAACTCAAGCAGCTCGGCATTTATAACCTCCATGAGTTCATGGCCAAGTTTGCCAAGCTCAAAACCGAGTGGGTGGCAGCCACAGACGGGACCATCAAGAAAAAAGCGGTTATGAAGGAATTTCAAAACTTGGGTGAACTCCAGAATCTCATTATCGAGTATATTGATAAAATCGACGGTGAGGAAGCGGGCATTGAGCGGCCCAGAGATTTTAACCATATCGTCGAACTGCCGATGACCGCCGATCAGCGGGCCTTAATGATGGCGGAACAGGAGCGGTTTAAAGCGGATAAAGACGAGGAGCCAGGCGCAGCACTCAAGGCCATCAACAACATGCGAATGTCCACCATGAGTATGAAAATGGTCAATTTTGATAAATATCACCAGGGCATCGATATATCCGACACCAAACTTGTCGAGGATTCTCCTAAACTCAAATTTGTGGCTGATGTCACCGCCAATGTGTATAAGGAGCGGCCCGAAGTAGGGCAGGTCATTTATATGCCGCGGGGCATTGAACATTATGGTGAGGTCGTTTCTTACCTGATATCCAAAGGAATCCCGCGTGATGCGATCGCCACGATCCACTCACAGATGGCAGGGGGCCGGGATAAGGTCGAGACGATCAAAGCCGAATTTAACGATCCCAAGGGAAAAATTAAGGTCCTGATAGGATCTGAAACCATTAAAGAAGGCATCAACCTGAACGGTAACAGTGCTATCCTATATAACACCCTTTTGGGATGGAATCCGTCAGAGCGCACCCAGGTCAAGGGCCGAATCTGGCGACAGGGAAATCTCCAGGAGAACGTCCATATTGTCTATCCCCAGATCATCAACTCCGTGGACAGTGCCATGTATCAAAAGCACGACGAGAAGGGAGCGCGCTTCGAGCAGGTATGGAGTTATAAGGGCGATAATCTGAACGTCGAGGATATCAATGCCGAGGAGCTTAAATTCTCGCTCATCAAGGATCCCGAGAAGCGGGCCAAATTCCAATTGGACCTTGAGCTCGAAAAAATTGACAATGACAAGCGCGATATCCGTATCGGAATCGATATGCTGAATAAGAATAAAGAGGACCTGGGAAACGCTGCCTACCGGATATCATCGGTCAAGGATGACATTGAGCGTAGCGATCGGACCCTGGCAACGTATCAAAAGGATTATGATGAGGTCAAAGAGCGGTACGATGCGATTCCCAAAGTTAAGAAGGGCGAAAAAGATCCTCATGCAACATACCGGCAGCAGGCCGAGCGCGAGTTAGATAACGAATTAAGCTATGTCAAGCGGGCAAAGGACCAAATCCGGGGCTATAACATGGATATTAAAAAGATCAATGACCAAATTGACCGGATAAATGCCAAGCTCAAAGACATGGGTATTACCGCCGAGCAGATCCCGATGGAAGTCAAAAAGCAGGAACAAGAGATTGAAAAACTGGTAGAACGAGAGAAGGCCATGAAAGCGGAACTGCCGCGGCTCATTGAAAAGGCAAAGCGGGATATTAAAGCTAACGAGAAAGAGGTCCCCACGGTCGAGAAGTCTGTTCAAACATACACGGACCTGTTGCTCAAGACCATAAAATACAAGGAACTAAAAAAGGCACTGACCATGTTTTTCACTTCAAATACCATACTTAAGGCCCGGATACAACTCCGGAACGGCAAACTTTATCTCGTTCAGATGCCTACCACGACCGGAATCCCCGGCGAGTGTGCTGAATTACTTAAAGCCACGAATCGGGGCCGTCTCCAGAAAAAGGTTATAACCAATAAGCTTGGAAAAAAACAGACTGTATGGGTAGCCCCAGACCAGCCGGAACCCGGACCCAAGGAAAAGAAGGGTGAGTACCAGGGGAAGGACAAAAAGCTGGCACAGGATAAGAAGCCGGAGGAAGTTCTGGGGATCCTAAAGCAAAAACAGCAGGAGGTATCAGCCCAGCTTGATACGCTGCAGGCGTCATACTCTCCGGATGATATCCAGGCCAATAAGGACGGGTCCAAGGATAAGTTTACCAAGCTCGCCCTGGAAAAAATGCGGCTCGAAAACCATATGCAGCGGATTAACAATGCCCAGATTCAAAAGGACGCAACGGTCAAGGAAGCCAAAAAAGCAGGCCGGGAACGGGTCAAAAACGCGATCAAGAATTTTATTACTACCCTGACCGAAACATTTTCTGGCCATGGTGGAGCGGACGAAGCGGTGGACACCGTACATACTGCCGGCGAGGACACGGCAAGGAAGGGCGAGGCCGTGAAGAAAAAACAAGAGGCCAAGAGTAAAGAGCAACAGGCACAACAGGAAGCCAAAAAGGTAACGAATGGTCGATAGTACAACGGAATACATACGCCCAAAGAGATCCAAGAAGCCACCGAAAACGCTGCGCTGCAAAGCCTGTGGTGCAGCGATCATCATTAAATCCGGTGAGCGCACTATTTTTAAGGGCTATACCGAGTACCATAACAAGGAGAAGTATTTTGTGGTGACCTGCAAATGTGGGGCCATGAATCTCTCTCGGCCTGGTCGCAAGGGTGATACGGTGCTGATTCATTAAATTTTTATTCTTATCATCGAGTTGCCTATTGACGAATTGAATTTTTATACTTACGTTAAAAGTATATAGTTTAACTTCTTCCATGATATGCTTTTGAAAAACGGTGTAACCCGCCGTCCGGCAATGGGGTCAAGTACCACTTGGCCCCATGTCAGTCCGGAGAATTAGGTTATAGCTTAGATGGCGAAAAGAAGCCATAGGAAATAATGCTCATAGAGCAAATACTTCCTATGGCTTTTTTTATGGAGTTTTGATGCAAATACAAATTGGCCGATGGTCCCTGCAGAAAGCTGGAGAGGAAAATGATAAAACCGTCCGGGTCCGCATGGTTGCCAACATGATGCAGCCTGATAAAGAGTACCAACAGATTGTCCCCCAGGCATTCAACAAAGAGACGGTGGCCAACTTCCTGAAAGAAGGCATTATCGAGTGGTTTCATAAGACTCAGACCGGCAGGACCATGGAAGAAAAGGCGGGGGCTGTCCTGGGCAAGCCCGTGTCCTTTGCATGGGAAGATGGCCTGCCAGTTGTTTATGCAGATCTTACCAAAGCCCATCCGATAGTTCGTGATTATATTCTCCCCCACCTGGAGGCTGGTAACGAGGTCTTTGGGGCCAGCGTAGGCGGTAAAATAGCCAAAATGCAGAAGGCTTTTGACGCGAAATTGGGCCGCGTAAAAGAAAAAGTAACCAGCATGATCTGGCAACACCTGGCCATCGCGCCGCTCCCCTATGTCATATCCGGCGGATCCGCCGTTTCCCTGGTGAAAGCCAAGGACGGGGACGATGATATCCTGCAGTTTTCCGACATGGACTCATTCGTACAAAATTACGAAATAATTCATCTCGATGCCGACCAAATTCTCAAGGCTATGGAAGCTGGCACGGCCACGGATATCGTGGGATTGACCGGCCACGATGCTATTCGCAAGCAGAGCATTGAAGGCGGGAGCAAGGGTGCTATTGCCAAGATCGTCAAGGCAATCATCGGTAAAACAATCCAACCAACCGCGAAAGCTGTAAAAGCATACCTGCGTGATATGGGCCTGAGTGATGAAGAAACCCAGGCCATATACAAATCTTACCAACAGACAGTAAGAAGCGGGGCTAAAGATATATTAAAAATAGCATAAGGAGGCCATGATGCATGACCAAGAAAAAGACCAAGACCTTGAAAACTTGAATAATCTTTTGAAAGCAGCGGATGATGATGAAGATCAAGACAAGGATCAGGAAGAAGACGAAGAAAAGGACCTGAAGAAGAATCTCAAAAAGGGCGAAGACGAGAAGAAGGGTGACGACGACAAATCGCAAGATACGAAGGAACCCGATGCCAAGTCTATCGTTGAGGACAAGAGTCTCAAAAAAGCGGACGACGACAAAGACGCCAAAGACTACGACGCCGCCTATATGAGAAAGTACCTGAAAAAGTGTATGACGGAGAACCCGGAAGCCGCCAAAAAATACGCCAAAGAGTTGGGGTATCTTAAAAAAGCATCAGATGATGCGGCGGGCGAGATGGACATGGAAGAAACCGAGGGTGTGCTCATTGAGGATGGCACGAACTTCGTCAAGGCCCAGATCGCGTTCAATGATGGCATCCTGAAAGCTATTGATGCCCTTACCGATGGTCTTGAGAAAGTCAGCCAGGGAATCGCGGTTAACAACGAGCTTGCCAAAGCATCCGCTAAAGTGTTGGCCAAAGCTCATGCTGACAAGTCAGCCGATGAAGTTATCGTAGATCCCAAAAAATCTGTTTCCGCGACAATGCAAAAAGCCAACGATCAATCCGAACTGAAAGGATTGAAAAAAGCAGCGGACATGGATTTTCACGCCAAGCGGCGCATGATCCTTAAGGCCGTTGATGATGGCGATATCGGTGCGATGAACGTAGCCGTGTATCTTGATACCTGCAAGGGCAACATGAACCTGTTGTCTCCTGAAGTTCTCAAGGACATCGACAGAATCGCTGAAAAATACGCACAGGACCAACCGGCACAAAAGGCATAACAGGAATACAAGGGAATAAACAGGAATTAACAGGAATAAGGGGGCAATCAACAATGGATTTCAATCTCAATGACTTTAATTACGAAGGGTTTGACGGCAGTACCTATGCTCAACTTCAACAGTTGACCAAGGCACTGGAAGCCAATACGGGCGTGACCAATATCGCGGGCATGACCGATTTTCAATCCCTGCAGCTTCAAAGCATGGAAACTACACTGGCCATGCTGACAGCAACCGACAAGAAGCTCACGCTCTGGCGGGATATAGCGAAAGGCGGCGCAACCTCGACTATTGAGGAATACGCAGCTCAGTTCGGTTACGGCCAGGACAACGGCGGGTGGGTACAACAGTCCGAGAACCCGGTCGAAGCCGATGCTCAGTTCTCCAGGGAGTTCAGCATCGTAAAATTTAACCGTCAGATGTGGAAATTCTCTGACGTGGCCGGCATGGTGAGCGTTATCACCCCGGCTGAAAAAGCCCAGAAAGAAGCCGCATCAATGCGTTGCTTGAGGGCCTACAACAGCTCACTGTATAGCGGCAACTCCGCTATGGTGGCTGAACAAATCGATGGATTTGCTAAAGTCATCGAAAACAACGGCTCAGTCGACCATGTGGTTGATTTCCGTGGCGTGACCCCGACTGAGCGGGCGTTCTCAGACGCAGCGGAACTCATCATCGCCAATTTTGGCAATGTCGACGGTGCGGCCCTTTACTGCTCTCCGGGCGGTATTTCCACCCTCAATCAGCTTGTCGGTGCGAGCTTTAAGCGTGAAGTCACGCAGTTCGGAGCGGGTGGGGCTTACAACCTGGGCGGCAAGGTCGTTTCCATTGACACTCCGTTCGGTTCGCTCGTTCCCAAGACCGACATTTTCCTCGCTGCGGAATACGAAGCTCGTGGCGTTCCTAAGATTCAGGATCCCGCTAACAAAAAGAGCCTGATTGAAGGGAAACTCAACTCCGGCGCACCCGATACTCCATCTATAGCCGTGACGACTCAAGCCAGTGTCTCTGGCTCCAAATGGGCGGCAACCGGGATGCGTCCTACCGGAAACTTGCTGTATAACTACCGGGTAGCGGCTGGTAACAGGTTCGGCCTCTCGATCGCATGTGCGTCGGCCAACGCTGGCAGCACCAACTATATTGTGCCGGGTGGATCCAACACACTGGCCATTACCAAGGCGGGCACGGGTGCAGTACCGACCTATCACGAAATCTACTCCGAGCAAGTATGCGCCAGCGGAGACTTCAAGCTCATCGACCGGGTAGCTTATACCGCATCTCCGATGAACTACGTCGATAAGAACATCAACATACCTGGTACGGCCCGGATGTTCCTGCTCGACCTGACAAGCATAGGCGAGGAGCGGACTTTCATGCTCAAACGGCTGGCACCGTTGTTCTCCCAGGAATACGCGAGGATCGGTCCCTGGAGATGGGGCACCGTGTCTCTTTACGCGACGCCACAGTTTTACGCGCCGCTCCGGTTCGTCGAATTTAAGAACGTGCCGATCGCTCTACAGTCGGCAAACAAGTTCCTTAACTTCTAATCGGCAGCAACTGAAAATAAATAATCAGGCCCCTGGATGACAGGGGCCTGATTTATACTACCAGGAGCATCCAAGCATGAGAACTTTATGTTTAAATGATATCATCAGTGGCTCCATAAATAACCAACTAACCTTGAACGGTACCAATCCTTCATTTATTGATGCTAAATGCATTTTGTTCCTTGAATATGTGGCCTTTTCTGGGTCAAGCCTGGTTGTCAATGATGGTGCAGGTGTTGCTCAGTCCGGAACCCTGACGGGATCTCCGCTGGATCTCACCAAGGCCCCGCTGCGGCTGGAGGGAGGAGTACAGCTCACCGGAACGGTACTGATGGCCAAGTTTTTTATCATAAGAACAAGCTAACCGGAGGATCCCGGTGAACACTGATAAATCATGGATAATAACTTCCAGGAAAAGATTCTACAGTTGGTTTTTGAGATCAAACAGCAGGTTGCTGTTATCTCTAGCGGTGTTGCTTATAATGAGCGGGTTCTGTATATTCTTTTCGGCGCGTTTATCTCAGCAGTCATTGGCATCTTCATATGGGTTGAATCAAAAATTGACGGTCTTAGAAAAGAATATCAAGCATTTACCGCCGGACTTAACAAAGATAATAAACAGTTCGCAGCCGAACTTATGCACCACAACGCCGAAGAATTTGAACGATTCTCCGACCGCCTTGAGCTTATTGATCAAACCAACATCCAATACGACGAATCTATTAAGATCCTCAATAATGATGTCACCCACGAATCAGAAGTGCGGGAACGAGAATTGAAAGATTGCAAGGAACGATGCCATGATATACGGTGCAAGCCATGAGAAATCTCAGCAAATACACTCTGGAACAGCTAGAAACCTATAAGGAATTACGGGCTCGAATATGTCCGCTCAAATGCAGGGATAAAAACCATACATGTGCCAATGAGCGGTGTCAAACCTTGATTGAAGATATCATGGCAATCATAGTTGAACGTCCCAAAGATTACGATTATAAGGATTGGGGGTAGCATCATGATACATGAAATGCAGAATTTCGGAGAACAAGAGAAAAGCCTATTCCAAGGAATTTATCAATGTGTCTGCGATGTGAACGAGCGGGTCAATAAAACAAACTTACCTGATTTTCGTTTAATTGAAAAAAGTTTTGCTCTGACCATGGAACCCACTGTGCAATGATCGGCTCTTTTTTCCGGGACACATAGATGACTTGCATATAAAAGGAGATATACGATGTCTAAAATAATAACCATTATCTTGGTTCTGTTTATATTCATTTCCTCGTGTTATACGATTGAGCAGGTCCGGAATGAGCACGATCGGACCTTCAAGCAGGAAATTCTTCTCGATGTATGGTTTATTCAGCAGTTCAATGCGCCAGGGGAATGTGATCCACAATCAGAAAAAGAAATTTGCTTTGGTCTATACCGGATGATTTGCAATGGGCATAAAAAATGGGAACCTCTTGAGAAGTGTCCAACATCTTGTGCGGAAGTTGCGGATCAGGATTTAGTTGTATGTCAATGACTTGTCGACATTGTATTTCGGCACGAAGGACAGTATGCAAGCATTATCATACAAAACGTGCCATAATTCACCCCAATGATATTGCCTGCGATCTTTTCATAAAAAAATATTCGTTCCAGGCACTTCCCGTTGACCGCCCATATATACGGTTTTCGTCTTTCATAGTTGGCCACAATAAGGGACGGGTTCCGCTTAATGGCAATGCTTTTAGAAATCCGATAGTGGACGTAATCAATTATTTTTAATATCAAAGGAGCAATTATGCCAGTATCAAATATATTAAAACGTAAAATTGGGGAACAACTAAATAATTGGATTTATCTTGGTATACGCACGGGAGCGAGAAAGAGTATCGAAGAATATTTAACGCTTAAAGATATTGATCCTGTGCGGGCGGAATCGGCAATAAAAAGGGCTATCGATATGCCGCATCGAGCGCGCTCAAGAATAAATCAATTTATAGCTGCACACACGCAGGCATTTCTCATGGAATGTATTAATTTGTGGGGGGATGCAACCATTGCGGAGCTGAATGCGGAGTTGACAATGCTTGAGAACTATGCGATGGGCCTACATGATCGCAGAATAAATGGCGGGGAATCATGGGACAGTTTGGCTGCCGATATAATGTCCCATGTCGAAAAAGAATCCGATAAATGGGCATTTCCGTTCCCAGAAGGTTATCGGGATGTATGGGGTGAATAATGCCCACTGTTGTAATTGGAAATAACACCGGAAATGATTTTTCTGGTACAGAAGACTCAACGCTTGTTGTGGAGGGTGGCCATGAAGCAGATAATTATGGAACAAGCCCTGACGCATTTGTATATGATGAAAATAGCTCGACGCAAATCGTTAAGGAATGTATTAGATTTACGGGAATAACAAATATTTCAGGCGCAATAAATGTATCAGCTGCAACATTTTCGATTTGGTTTGATGCTTATGCGATTGGCGGTAGAACCTTTTCCCTGAAAAGATTATTGCGAGCGTGGGGGCAAGGGGTTCATAATGGAGAAGACGCGACAGCAGGTGAGTGCTCATGGAATTGCTACGCTTATCCTTCTATATGGACATCGGGTGGTGCTGGAAGTGATGATAATGATAGATCGTCGACCATGACGGCAACATATACCGCTGCATTTGACAATACACCTAGGTGGTGTGATTTCACATCTGCACAATTAGCGGCAGATGTGCAAAACATGAAGAACGCTATTGTTGGAAATGATGGATGGCTTATGTACAGGTCTGATGGTGTTGGTGGGGAATATTGGACGCGTTTTGCATCGTCTGAACATGCTGATGGACAAAGACCCTATTTGACTTTTACATATACGGCGGGAGCAGCAGGTGGTACGGCCATGGGAACATTATCATATTATCACAATCAAATGAGGCATTAACATGCAAGAAATTAAATATAATACAATAAATATAATTAGAATTGGTGTTGTTGTTAATAGTACCGGAGTTACACCAGTTACTAATCTAACAATTGATGCCGCTGACGAAGCTGAAATTCTAAAATGGGGAACTACTGGAACACAGGCGATAAGCGGAACATTAACGGCGATTGCAAATTGTGACGGATGGTATTTGCTTACTTTGGCAGCAGCAGAATGTGACGCGAAGGGGCCGTTAACCGTTGTTATTAACGATGATTCCGCATGTCTCCCTATTTATCGAGATTTCATGATTGTCGATGCCGGGTATTACGATTCTAAATATTCAACCACACTTCACAATGTAAATATTGAATCAATTTCAGGTGATACGGCAGCAGCCGATAATCTTGAATTAGCCTACGATGGTACTGGCTATATCGGTGGTGTCATTATTCCAAAGGTTGATATTGATTCTATCCGTGGTGCCACGGCAACAGCCGCCAATCTAAAATCCGCTTATGATGGAACCGGATATATTGGTGGTATCATAATACCGAAAGTTGATATTGATTCAATTAGGGGGGCTACGGCCACGGCTGTAAATCTTGGTGCGGCTTATAATGGTACGGGATATGTCGGTGGCACAATACTTCAAAAGGTAAATGTTGATGCATTGCAAGCATCCACGGCCTCGGCAGCAGACCTTAAAGATTTCTCGGATAATGGATATGAACCTACTGCCCATGTCGTTAATTTTGCTAATATAACAAGTGTCGGCGGCGTTACTTCAACGGCCGTTAATCTTGCCAATGCCTTTAATGGCACCGGTTATGTGGGCGGGACTATCCTACAAAAAGTAAATGTTGACGCACTACAGGCGTCGACAGCATCAGCGGCAGACCTAAAGGACTTCGCGGACACTGGTTATGATCCAATCGGGCATATGGTCGCCGCGTCCGTTACGGGCGGCGACGCCACCCTTGCCAATCAGACTGATATGATTGATAAATTAAAAGGAATAATGAGCAAGGCTTATACTTTATCAACGGCAATAGGCACTTTCGCCCCATCTACGGATAGCCTGGAAGCCGTCCGAGACCGGGGTGATGTGGCCTGGATCACGGGAGGTGGCGGAGCCGGAGCCAATGCCATTACAATTACCGTCATAGATGCGGCAGCGGCAGCCATACCTGATGTTGATGTAGAAGTATGGGATAACGCGAATGCCGTATTCGTGACAAAAGACGATACTGACGCGGGCGGGCACATGAGTACAAATCTTGATTCGGCAAATTATGTTATAAGAATGTTGAAGGCCGGATATACGTTCTCAAATCATACTTTAACGGTAGCCGCACCCGCTTCCGCAACATATACGGGCACTGCCTGGGTAGTGGGAACACCGGCGGCGGCAGATTTATGCCGTGTTTATATGTATGCAAAAAATAGTGCTGGTACAATTCTCAATGGTTGTGTTGGAACTGCCAGAATTACGGGGATGCCGCACGACGATGGCACCAGTTTTTATTCAAATGACGAGCAAACAGGCACATATGCAACGGCTACCGGATTATGGTATGTTGATCTGGTGAAAGGCGCAACGGCACAATTAAAGATCGGCGATCTTGAAATTCAACAGAATATTACCGTGCCGGCAACGGCATCGGTAGCATTAACAACTTTAAGATAAGGAGTAAAAAAATGTTAGCACAATTAAAAGTTATCTATGCCCTGGTCAAGGCTGGGGGCCCTGGAACCATGAAGGTCGCCGTAGTGTTTCTATGCATCTATGGTGCGTCTGGTGTGGGACTGGGACTATTATTGTCGTTTATTTTTTGGTTGGTTTCTCTGAAATGAAAGAAACATTACGCCAAAAAATTATCTACGTCTTTTGCGATAAAATAGAAATTGAAGGCGTTGGGCCGGTTAAGAAAATAAAAGTTAGGGCACTTGTTTTATTTTTGCTCATTCCCATGATTGTGGCCTCGGCTCTCATACTAAAATGCAATGGTGTATTTTAAGAACACATTAATGGTATTGTGTTTAATCGTTTTATCTGCGGTTATTTGTGCAATAATTTTATTTTCTATTGCCTGTGACCGCGCAAATAAATGGCTTAGAGACAATATGTAGGAGGATTATGAGTACATGGAAGATTGTTTTAATTTGCCTTGCCGTAGGTATTGCAATTGGCGCGGTTAGTGGAGGGGGAATAGCGTATAAAATTTTTAAATGTCCCGAAGCAATTCAAGAACCAAATCCGCCGGAACATGAAAATAATCCACCTAAAAATCAAGATCAAATTAAAGATTTTTTAAAGCGTGATATTGAAATAATAGCAAAGCAGAAAAGTAATTTATTTCATATCGAAGCATTTATTGGGAATTATAAACGGACGAAACAAGACTTTCCCCTGGTCTTCCCCAAACAACCCACATATCACCATACAATTCAATTATTATATGGCTATATTTATAATATTGAGGCGAAACAATTTAGACATACCTTGGAGGGATTATATTTCTATTCATGGGGCCATGTGGGAATTGGTGGCGGGGCAATGGTGACATTCATGGATGGAAATGTCTATGATGTTGGCCCTTTGGTTGGTGCTCAAATGCGATTTTTATAGTCTCTCAAATCAATGTATTTTTTTTACTATGCGTCTTAACGCCGAGAATGCCCCCCGGTGTAAAACTTGCGAAACCCCTGATTTTGACATCCCGATTGATTCCGAGAGTCTCTCAAGGCCGCCAACTTTTTCAGCGGCCCTGTGAATTTCTGAGACATACCATTGCTGGATATCAGATATTATTTTTTCTGATTGTTTTAGGTTCATTCCCATGCCTCTGAAAATTCTTCTGTTGCAAATAATTCCGCTAATCCGGTTATCTGTTTAAGTCTCAAAATTTCATCCGCATCCATGCCGAGTTCTTTTGAAATTCTTTTATCGCTCCAATTTCGGCGTGATAATTCAACGACAATATCACTCATGGCTGCGATTTGATGTTTTCCTCGTGCTCGATTATGCCTTATGGTTGATGCTATTCTGTCCCCGCGATCAAGACGATCTTTATTTATTATAACAATCGGAAGATGAGTAAATCCAAGTTTTTTACCGACAAGATGTCTGTGGAATCCATCAACGACTTCATACCCGTCCTCGACTTCCCATACGACAATAGGTTGCGTAAATCCATCTTCCTGAATTGATACTTCAAGTAATTTCATTTCAGGTTGAGCTACTTTATTCGGATTATAATCATTTGAAAAAATCTTTTCTACTTCAATCCATATTACTTTTGAAACGGGATGTTTTTTAAAATCCATAATGGAACATGTCCCCTTACATTTTTTCTTTTTTTCATCATTTCTTTATATCGTTGATATGAATGTGAATTAGTTTGAGCGAACGAAAGCCCTTTGCACCAATAATCGTTTCTTAATAATGCTTTGCAAATTCTACGCCATGATGGGGCTTTCTTTTCCGCTTCAAGTTTTGTTGGTGCCTCATCGGGTATCGTTTGCCCATAATGTCCACCACACAAATGAAAATCACCATTCTCATCATACCAGATACCCTTACTATGCCACCAACTTATAAATTGACATATCTTATCGTCATAATGATCGGCCAATTCTTTGGGCATACTTTGCAATAATAATTTTGCAAACGATTCCCATGAATGGCCTGCTGGTTTTGTTATTTTGATCTGGCCCGATATATTGCCGCTGTACTGAACAAATTCGGATCCACTATTCGCACCATTAACACGGCCAACAATTTTTGACCAAGTTTCTGGTTCAAGAACGTGGAAAAGCCACAACCCTTTTCGTTGGTCAAATCCATACGGTTGACAAAGTCGTGCCTGATGAATTGATATTCCCGCCTTGTTCATTAAGTCATAAATTTTATTATATGGCTTAAAAAACTTTCCGTTATATCTCCAAATATCAGCAGTTTGCCAGTCATAAATTGGATATGCGTTATAGAGATTATCGTCAACGAGTGTTGTCCATTGCTTACCATTATACATGCCTTTATGTTCAAACTTGATTGTCCGATATCTATTCAGCGATTCGTCGGCGCGTATTCCTACAAAACACGCCGTCCGTTCATCACCAGAAAACCATTTTCCGAATAGCGGCGCGAACTCCTCAAACTCCATTGCATATTTATAAAATGGGAAAATGTTTGTATCTATTATACTTAATTCATCCGGTTGGCGGACCCATTCTTTATTTGGTTCCCAGCATATCCAGCGTGGTTCATAAACAGAAACGGCATTGCTTAATGATATGGGGATCGAACACCAGAAGGGAATGATATGATCTTTATATAATTCATATGTTTCTTTGACGTGTTTAATTGTTAATTGATATTGAGCTTCGAGATCAATAAATAACAATCCAACTTTTCGATTTCTTTTAATTGCTTCATCCATGACGAGGTGAGTCATGACAGAAGAATCTTTTCCGCCAGAAAAGGAAACATATATATTTTCAAAATTATCAAATGTATATTTAATCCTTTCCTGGGCGGCGGTTAAAATATTTATTCCTAAATTTAATTTTGGCATTTATTTTATATCAAGAATTGATTCATGAGCCGCGAAATATTTAACATTTGCAGTTTTATTTAATTTTTCGCAAATTTTTTCAGCTATTATTTTTAAATATCTAAATGGATTACTATCACTTTCCCAATGATGGTATGATGTTTTAATACCATATTCTCCTTCATACATTATAACATAATTCATTTTCATGTTTCTCTCCTTATTTTATTAATTATTCAAATAAGCATATTTTTTTACAACCATCTCGAACTCATCCCCAGATTCAATATAGATGGATATGTCGCCGGCCTTAATGGATTTTTCAGGAATATCATTTTGGAAAACTGACATTGCCGTCCGAAGCTTTTTTATTATTTCCGGTTTCCCGCCACAAACAGTTTTCAATTCTTCGCTGAATTCTTTTGATTGCTTGATTGCATATTGTGTCAACATTTTCTTTTTCTCCTCGCGTTAAGGCCGCGACGCCGTTGATTTGTTTTTCTCTATGTAAGTAATATAATACCCCATGACGTATTTGTCAAGTATATTTTCAACTTTTTTTATTTTTTTTCGATTTGTTAGACACTACTAATTTATAAGATTATGTCGTATATGGCGATACAGACGACTAGTCTGGGCCGGGATATTTTTTTATTGTCAACAATATTTTATAATTGACAAGAAACCGGCGGGGTTTAATTTAAAATCATGACACTCAACCCATTTAAAATTTATAGAAACTATAAAAAGATTAAGGCCGATATTATAATAAATACTTTTATTCTTTATGCGATACCACAAATGGATGCCGTCAAATTAAATATCATTATTTCGCAAAATGCAAAAACGAAACAAGAAAAAATCAATAAACAATTTGAGCTCGCACAACAGATAATAGATAATGCGCTTTCTATTTCAAAAGCGTATGACGTGATTAAAACAGTTTTTGAAATAACGAAATCTTATTACATGACATTGAAATTAAGTGAGTTAGCTTCAAGATTGAATATGGATGTTATTAGACTTCAGAAATTATGAGCAAATAATCATGACCCTCGAACAAGAAAAGAAACTTGAAGAAATATTCGGAAAGCGAACCCCGCCAGACGAATATGATTATGACCCAACCAAACCACGAAAGAAACCAACCCCCGAACAAGTTAATGGCCTTATTGAGTTAATAAGAAGGTCGTGATTATGTCTCTACAATGCCTATATACTGCTCAGGAGGGCATGTTCATGGGGGTCTATGGGGCCGGGCAATATCCGCCATGCCAAATCCACACAGTCTGTTGGCAGGTTTCAAATAATACCCCGTCACACCGGATTTGTCCTTCTTGACATTTTCCAGAAACATATTGCAGCAATGCTGGTGCAAGACGACTTTCATTGTCACATCCTATCCAGAAAGTCCCCGATAATAGCATAATAGACAGCAATATATTTTTCATATTCTCCCCCTTATATATTTAATTTTAATTCAAGCAAATACATCCCCATTATTTACGATAATAGTATATATTATCGGGAAAAAAGTCAAGAATTATTTTCTATTTTTTGATAAATAAAACTTGACATAATTTCGCCTTGTTGTTATTATGAATAATCAGTGAAGGGAAATATGTACTATAAGGAACTGTTGAAAAATCTTGATGATGATCTATATGAGCTGATCCGTTATTTCGGTGTTTCAAAATCGTCTGAAATAATAGCTCGCCCGGTATCTGATGTGAGCATGTGGATGAACGATAAAAGAAATTGGACAACGGGGAAGAAAATAATAATACATGACGCTTTACTGAAAGAAAAACAAGGGCAATGAAATGGAAATGAAAATCAGAACATATGTTGAACTATACATAGAAGTTGAGGCCGACTATTCGCCGGAACGTCCGGCCCCACCATGTCAGAACCATGATAGCCCACGATTCAGCGATCCGGGAGATTCAGAAGAATGTGAAATCAAAAGCGTAAAATTTTTAATTTCCCGCAGGGCGCAAAAAGACAAATTCGCGGACGTTCCAGACTCGATGATGGAATATGTAGTAAACGCTTGTATTGACGATATTATTGGCAAGTGTAGGGAAGAATACGAAAGCGAAATAGATGACATATATGCAAACACGGGGGAAATATGAAGCCACTAATGAGGCAAAATATTGAAGGTGGATATATGATAGCTGGTACAATAAACAAAAAGCAAAAGACAAAGACTTTTGTATTCGATTGCCGTAAATGCGGAATACAGGTACATCTTTGTACTGATTATAGCATCAAGGTTATGGATGAGTTATGTGATAGTTGCTTTAATAAAAAAATAGTTAAGGCGTTAAAGGTGAAATCATGACAGACGAGATTTCCAGATTATGTCGATGAAATTAAATTCATTCAGGATAACTTATTTAACAGATCATTTTCTTATTATGATAGTCTTTTAAAAATGTATAACGAAAAATTTAACAGGGGGAAAATATGAATGCATCTAATGAAAATCAAATTATTGTCAGAGAGGATTATAATGTCCAAAACGTAATCGATAGGGTGCTGGCCGTTAAAAAATTGTATGATGCTGTTATGGAGAAAGACCAGCACTACGGCGTTATACCGGGCACGTCAAAGCCGACATTATACAAGGCGGGAGCGGAAAAGATTCTGGCCATGTTCTCGCTGGCCGCAAGGACGGAAAAGAATGGCATACGAGACTTGTCGGACGGACACAGGGAATATATTATTACCATTGGCCTGTATAAGAAAAATTCAAGTGAATTTTGGGGCGATGGTTCCGGATCGTGTTCGACAATGGAAAAGAAATTTAGGTACGTCAATGGGCAAGAACGTTCCGATTTAGCCGATGTTTACAACGTGGTTTTGAAAATGGCCGAAAAGCGGGCACTAGTGTCCGCCGTATTAAAGGCAACGGGAGTTTCAGATATATTTACGCAAGACCTGGAGGACATGGCCGAACCAATTGGAACACCCATAACACCCATAACACCCATTAAAAATAATAAACTAGATTTTAATGATGTGTTTAGCGTTCTTAAAAATAAAACAGTTGACGAAATGACAGATTACCGAATTGAGTTGGATGAAAAATTTCCGTCGATGTCGGATAAGCAGAAAGCGGCACTTGATAAAATATTTCAGAAAGCAATGAATGAAAGGGGGCCAGTAGCATGAACGATTTACTTGCGATTGATTTCGGCGTACAGGGGCAGTCCTTGAAGGATGTCATGATGCATCCGCAGGAATTCCCGGATGAAATACTAGCCGCGTATATTGACGTTACAATGGCCATGTCGGCACAACTACGGGAAGCCAAGATTATTATCGAGGCCAACTTGTTGAAGCGCATGGAGACCGACAACGCGACAAAGATGAATTTTAAAAGCATAGATGGCCGTGAATTAGTCGCGACCAGGAAGTCCGGCGCAATGCGGTGTGAAGCAAAAGACGTTGATGGAATTATGAAGGCCCACGGATTTCAACCTACCGTTATCGGGAATTATGAATTTAAACCCTCTTGGCAAAAGGCAAAGGAAGTCCGCAAGCAGGGTGGCGACATTCAACTTGTCATAGACGAAATATTCAAGGCGCAGAAAGAATCAATTTTTATTTCAGAAAAGTAATTGACATCATAATAGAATGTGTTATTATGGAAATCAATTCAAAGGAATCTGGCCCTTGCGGGTATATAGGCGAGATTCTTAAAAAGAATTTCAAGGCCGTTCACGATGACATACCCGCCGGGCAACCGGGTCAAAGTGAATCGGCTTTTTTTATGGATAAATAATGCAATTCTTCAAACACCATACTAATATGAGACACGATTTAAAAATACAACGGTTGATAAGAAAATATGGACTCGAGGGATACGGACTCTATAATCTCATCATAGAATCTATTTCCGGAAATATTTGCAAAGATTCACCACTACCAGAATTGCAAGAAACATCTGAAGACATAGCAACACTTTATAATAATGATACCGTGAGAATTGAGGAAATGACACAGTATATGGTTAAGCAGAATTTGTTTGAAGTCAGTGAAATATCGAGGAAAATATTGTGTTTTAAGATATATAAGTTTCTGGATCAGTCTCAAACCGGATCACCACAAATGCGGGAACAAATAAACAATTACAAGAAATTGTTGAGTTCCGTCATGATATGTCATGATATGTCAGGAAATGTCAAGCCAGAATTAGAATTAGAATTAGAAAAAGAACTAGAACTAGAAAAGAAAAAGAAAGACAGGAATATAATTCCCCCTAACCTTAATATGGTTTCTAATTATTTAAAAGACATAAACGAAAATAGAATTGATGCCCGCGAATTCATAGACTTTTATACCTCGAAAAATTGGATGATAGGAAAAAATAAAATGACTGATTGGCAAGCCGCGATTAGGACTTGGCAGAATAAGATAAATAAATCAGGGAATAAATTGTCAAGCATATACAAAAAATTACAGGCACAGAATAATGAAACAAAAAATGACTAAACAGCAATCCGTTGATTTATTTGTTGTCAGAGTGATAGCGTATTACGATTTTAAAGGTGAAATGGATAATGGAAATATTCATCCCAAAGTAAATGACATGAAAGAATTTATAAATAAAAATCTAAACACAACCGCGCAGTTCCAAGAATTCTGGAAAAAAATGATTGAGCAGTGTAAATATTTTCCCAATCATGTTGAATTATCCGCTATTTATAATGGTCTTAAATCAATTTCAATTCCTATGCAAAAACTCGAAATTGAAATGGATGTGTTTCCGGTAACTCCGTCCGAGGGAAATGAAAACGCAACAATTGAGCAAGTTATTAAAAATAATAGATTTTTGTCATCAAAAGATTTATTAAAAAAATATGGCCGCGCGCTGTGTGAAAAAGCTTGGTTCAGAATCGGTCAAGAAATGAAAGACGGAACGTATGAATTATTCATAAGTCACGTGCGCTCTAAAGAATTTAATGCAGCGTTTAATGTGAATCGATCAAGGATTGTTTAGAAAAAAACAGAGGCGCAGACCTGGATTTTTCATGCCTTCAGATGATTCGAAAATCATATTTATGTTATATAGGGGGATGAGATGACATTACAAGAAACAATTGAAGGATTACAGTATATCTCGGATTCACCGGCGCAAGAGCATGGCGGGTTTCATTCGAATACAATTGCAATAGCAAAATCAGCGTTGCATTATCTCACCGCCGAAGTCCGGCGCAGGGAGGCGGCGGAGAAGGTTATTTTATTTGAGGGAGGCAAGATTGATGGTTATTGTGATGTTGAAGAATTGATGAAATTATATAACGAGTGGCGATCCGAAGTAAAGAAACAAGGGGGATGAGATGAAAAAGAAAAATTCAAAAATGGGAGAATATCTCGAATTTAATGTTGAAGGACTTGGGAAAATAAGAATATCAACAGAACACGGCTGGCAATGTGGCACGGTGACTGATGGTTATTCATTTTTTATCGATTATGGGGATGGGTTTATGGGCGGCGTATTATCAAAGAGAAATGCAGAAAAAATGGCAAGGATGATTCTTGCTAAATCCACATAATAACAAGGTGGACGTGATGAATGAGAATAGATTATTAAGTATATTGTCAGATTTAAAAAATGGTCTTGTGGATATTTATAAAACCGCTGATTTAATACAAAAGCAATCTTCCCCCGGCTTGCGGGACGTGCGGGAGTTAATAGAAAAACATAAAATCAAAACAAGTGAAAAGTCCAGTGAACAATTCAGGCATGATGCGGAAATATATAATTCTGCATTTGATTTTATTTTAAAATTTATTTTACAATTAGAACATACTATTCAATGTCCCAAATGCAAAACAAAACTCATTGAGACAGAGGAATTTATTGATGGGTTTCCATTACCCTATTATGTTTTTTGTTGTCCCAAATGTGAATTTGAAATATCTATGGAAGAACTGAATAAACTCCCCGCCCCCGAACCAGATAGTCACAAGAAGGACGTCATGGAAAAAATATTAGCAAAAATCGAAGAAAGGCCGAAAGCACGCAAAAGTCGCGCCGCTAAGAATAGAGCAAAAAGAATTAAATAACAAGGGGGATGAGATGAATATACAAAGAATATTATACGAAAACGGTGAATGTCTGTATGAACTCGGGCAGGTGATTGGTGGCCATATTGTTGATAAAATATTAGATAATTCTTTCAGCGATGATGTTGGTCATCATCATTATGTTTTTGATATTTATAGTGGAACCATTAAAATTGCAAGTCTAATAAATATTCCCGTAGAAATAAATTATACCCAATGAGTTGTTACAATGGATTAACGTCATGGAAGTAACTTATGCCGGAAGAAGTTATATATCATCTGATAATATTAGAAAAAAAATAAACGAATTACTCCCCGCCCCACCGGGAACGGATAAAGGATAGAAATAATGAATAAACGATATTGGTTAACACCTCCTGAAATTTATAAAAAATTAAACGATGAATTTAATTTTGACTTTGACCCCTGTCCATGTCCACGTCCAGAAAATTATAATGGACTTGTTGTTCCGTGGGGAAGTTCAAATTATATAAATCCGCCATTCAGGAAAAAAGATTCACCATTTGGAGGACCTACGGCTTTCGCACGGAAAGCGATTGAGGAAATGAAAAATGGAAAGACATCAGTATTATTGTTGCCGGTTCAATCGTATGTAAATCTGCTACTTGAAGCAGGGGCGGAATTGAGGTCTATGGGCAGGGTGAGATTTTTAGAGGCAGACACGCGGGAGCCGCAAAAGGGGCCGTCTCCGATCTGTTGTTTTATTTTAGATGCCACCGGGAACGGATAAAGGATAGTATAGAATGGATACTGGATTGTGCGAATCATGTCTATTCCATTGCGGTGATATAACTGAGGCAATTATTTGTTATAAATATGTTGATATTAATAAAATAAATTCAATTTATAAATATTATTATAAATCTCGAAATGATATACCGGATAAAGGATAGGGGGATGATATGAGTTGGGGAGAAAGAAGTTGTATCAATATAATGAAATCTGAACGACGTTGTGAGCCGAAGCTTGAGACGTGTAATGTTAATTGTCTGGACTATAAATGGGATGGGAGAACAGAACCAGATAGTCACAAGAAGGACGTCATGGAAAAAATATTAGCAAAAATCGAAGAAAGGCCGAAAGCACGCAAAAGTCGCGCCGCTAAGAATAGAGCAAAAAGGAGGACGAGATGACACCAGAAGAACGTGATGCCGAACGGGAATTAAAGCTCGCCGCCTCCCTGCGACGAACTTCGGCGGCAGAGAAACTGCTTAAAAGTATTTTGGAGGAATGGCACGAGGAAGATTATTTTTATACGGATGAATATAGGAATTGGCAAGCCGAAGTAAAAAAACAAGGGGGATGAGATGAAAAAATTAGGAAGCATTGATGCTGGCGAAATAGCAGCTTATGTGACCGATACAGAAAAAGAGATTAAATGGCTCAAATCCAAACTCATCGCCAAAGACCGGCGCATAGAAGCGGCCGAGAATCTTTGCGGTGCATTTATGGATGCAGTCCTGCATGGTGAGGAGCCGATCATATTAGAAATGCCAGAATATAGGAATTGGCAAGCCGAAGTCAAGAAACAAGGAGGAAACGATGAAAAAATGTTTGGTGCTTAACAACGGAATAATCGGCATGCACGATGGGCTCAGTGGTGACGTCAGCAGGCTCAGGGGTAACGCCAGCGGGCTCAGTGGTAACGCCAGCGGGCTCAGTGGTAACGTCAGCTGGATCAGTGGTGACGTCAGCAGGATCAGTGGTAACGCCAGCGGGCTCAGTGGTAACGCCAGCGGGCTCAGTGGTAACGTCAGCGGGCTCAGTGGTGACGCCAGCGGGCTCAGTGGTAACGCCAGCGGGCTCAGGGGTGACGTCAGCAGGCTCAGGGGTGACGTCAGCAGGCTCAGTGGTAACGTCAGCAGGCTCAGTGGTGACGTCAGCGGGCTCATTGGTGACGTCGGCGGGCTCAGTGGTGACGTCGGCGGGCTCAGTGGTGACGTCAGCTGGATCAGGGGTGACGTCAGCGGGCTCAGGGGTGACGTCAGCAGGCTCAGGGGTGACGTCAGCGGGCTCAGTGGTGACGCCAGCGGGCTCAGGGGTGGCGTCAGCGGGCTCAGGGGTGACGTAGACGACGCCGAAATAACAGACGAGGAACGGCAAAACGGGATCGATATTAAAAAATTGATAAAAAAAAAACAGGATGAACCAAGGGGGATGAGATGAAATGTAACGAATGTGGCGAATTATTTCAAGTACCGGCATTTATAACGAAAATTGAAGCCACGGCAAACATGTCGTTAAAAATTCGTGTGGATACTATGGAATCATTATCCGGTGATTCTATGCACCGTTTTTTTTCCCTCATAGACAAGCCCGGTTATTTTTGTTTTGCGTCACGGCAAATTGAAACGAATGAAATACTTGATTTGCCTATGCCTGATATCGGCAGAAAGAAAACAATGTCACAAAAGTTGCGGGCCGAATTATTTCACAATTGGAATGTCAACAATATGAAGTACGACGAGTTTGAAGAATACTATAATTTTTTTATGGGCCATATTATAAATAAAGTCAGAGAGAAAAGGGGATGACGAGCGAACGCGAACATTTTGAAATTGAAGAAAATTGCCGCACAATCCACGAACGTGATGGTTGGCACTGTTGTTACCCCGGTTGTCTCAATACTGATGTACAGATCGCACACGGTATACAAAAAGGTGACGCATATATCACATCAACACTTAATCGCTGGAACAATGAATATCAAGAGCAACGTACATTCAAATGGATCAAGAAACATGTTATCAATCATCCGTTTAATGTTTGGACTTCATGCGCTTATCATAATTCAAAATTTAATATCGGGAATAATCCCGGCAAGGTAAAAATAAAGCTAGATAAAATACGACAAAATTTAATATTAACGGGGGTTATAAAATGAAGCTCTATAAATTAACAGAACGGGATTGCACAACTTATCAAGGTTCGATGAAATGGAAAATAGGAAAAGTAAATAAAGTAAAAGAATGTAAATATCCTCAATTATGCAGCTCCGATGTTATCCACGCTTATAAGAATATTAATCTTGCATTGCTTTTGAATTATATTCATGCAAATATTAAAGAACCACTTATATTTGAATGTGAAGGTATGCCGATAGTAGAGGACTTGGGAAAGATTGGTGTGTTTTCGCTTAAACCAATTAAGAAAAAATTATATCCTAAATGGTATAAAGAAAAACAAAACCATGTTAGAGTAATGTTCGCCATTCTATGTGCTGAATCGGTTTTAAATTTTTTTGAATATAAATATCCCCGTAATAAAAGACCAAGAAAAGCTATTGAGGCAGCTAAAAAATATTTAAAAAATAATGCGTATGATGCTGCTGCTGCTGCTTCTGATGCTTATACTGCTTATGCTTATGCTGCTCGTTCTACTTTTACTGCTGCTGCTCGTTCTGATTCTGATGATCGTTCTCCTTTTAATAATAAACAAATAAAAGATAAAATACTCCTTACTGCTGCTGCTCATGCTGCTCGTTCTGCTTATGCTACTGCTACTGCTGCTGTTGCTGCTGCTTATGCTGCTCGTTCTGCTAATGATGCTGCTCATTATTCTGCTGCTGTTGCTGCTCATGCTGCTGTTGCTGCTGCTAATGCTGCTAATGCTGCTAATGCTGCTAATGCTGCTAATGCTGGTAATAAAATTGATTTTTGTAAACTTTCCGATCAAGCAGTTAAAATAATTATGAAAAACGAGGAGAAATAACATGAATAAACAAACAGCAAAATCCATAGAAAGATTTAACCATGACAGATTGGCAAATAATTGCAAGCCCATATCAGACAGGACGTTTAAGCTTATGGAAATAATTGTATTCGGCACGCGTCAACAGGAAAAGCAAGACAAGAAAATGGGAGAGATCGATAAAGCATGAAACCTAAACTTAAAATATTATTCTGTCCCACCGGCTGTGAATATATTTGCACGTTATTTGATTATCACATATGCGGGAAATATAAAAAACAGATTTTTCACGGTGGATACTTTCCCCGCTTAATACGATTTAAGAAATGTACCAGGAGGCCATAGAAATGTATAATAAAATCATGCTAACTATTATTGCGATTTGTTTCTGCGTAACCGCATATTATTCACGAAAATCTTGTCAATTGGAACCAATGGTAACCGATTCGGAAATTCACATGGAACAAGCAACGGACAAGCTCGGATTAACTATTAACTATATCTCTCAATTGTTAAATATTGTTCCCGATACAAAATCAAACGGAAAATATATTATTGCCGCAAATAAGGGATTTGTCGGGCGCGTTATAAATCAAATCCGCCGGGACTATCCTTGGTATTCAGCCAGCAATGAGGTTGCAAAATACGGGATGTGGCAGATACAGTGGCAATATATATGTTGGATGAATTATGAACGTCAAAGGGTTATAGCCGAAATTGACGATTTGGCAACGGCAAGTTTATAATGGGATTATAGGAGGATCAAGTCAAAACTAAATAGGAGGAAACGATGAAAAAATGTTTGGTGCTTAACAACGGAATAATCGGCATGCACGATGGGCTCAGTGGTGACGTCAGCAGGCTCAGTGGTAACGTCAGCAGGCTCAGTGGTGACGCCAGCGGGCTCAGTGGTAACGCCAGCGGGCTCAGTGGTAACGTCAGCTGGATCAGTGGTGACGTCAGCAGGATCAGTGGTAACGCCAGCGGGCTCAGTGGTAACGCCAGCGGGCTCAGTGGTAA